TTTTTGAATAATATAAACTATAACTATTCGGGAGGTAATACTTATGAAAGTTGTAGTTGTAAAAAGTCCAAAGGTCATATCGGGTTTAATGAGGCTTATTTTCAAGATCAAAAAGGAAAAAGAATAGGATAACTGGCGGTACTCGTTTGAGTGCCGTCAATTTTTTTGCTATAGCAGAAAAGCTCTTAGATCATAGGAACGATCTAAGAGCTTTTATTCTGGTGCCGCTAACCGGACTTGAACCGGTACGGGTTTTACCCCGAGGGATTTTAAGTCCCTTTGGTATATTTAATAAAACTGCGCAAATACGAGGTTTTAATGCGGTTATCATTATAAAAGTGTGTAAAAGTGTGTAAAAATATTTTGAGCGTGTATTACCAATTTAGCTTTGTACTGATTGTCTTTTGCATTTTTATGTTATAAAATATTACTTATTGTTATTCCTCTGCTTGACAATTTAGATTATTTATGCTATAATAACAAACTACCCTAAAAGGAGATAATCATATGGCAAATGTCGGAAACAAAAAAACTAGACACATTAAAAATTTAGGTTCAGTTTATTATGACAACAATCGTGCAAAGTGGATAGGACAAATTACCATTGGCAAGTATGATAATGGTAGAGTGAAGGTAAAACGTTTTGTTGGTTCAAATCAAAATGATGTAATAGACAAAATGCGAAAATATAATAAAACTCATGTTAATAATATGCTTTTGGACGAAATAAAAAATTCTTCAGGAGATATTCTTGTAAGTGAGTATTTTCATAATTATATGCTCACAGTAAAAAAAATTCGTCTGAAAAGAGCAAGCTATACTAGGGAACTTGGAACACTGAATAATCATGTCATTCCGTATATAGGTGAATATCGAATGAATGAACTAACAACCGAAATTATTCAAAACGAAGTTTTAAACAAGCTAATTTATAGAGGATATAGCTTCTCAACTATTCATAAAGCATATGTTTTAATAAACCAATGTCTAAAATACGCTTATCATCAACACATTATTTCAAACAATCCTTGTGATTTTGTGGCTGAACCTTCAAAAAAGATATTTGCTCGGAAACCCATTCGCTTTTTTACTGACGAGGAAATTGCCAAATTTATTGATTGTGCAATATTAAAAGATAGTAATAATCAATATAAATACACAAACGGTATTGCTTTAGTCATATTGATGTACACAGGACTTCGTGCAGGAGAGCTTATGGCATTACAGTGGCAAGATGTAAATTTGAAGTCAAATTACTTAAACATACACAAGAATGTTGTAACCTATTATGACGATAATAGTGAACGCAAGGTTGCCAATCAGGAAGATACAAAAACACAAACACATCGTTTTGTATATTTAACGAAATCTGCAAAATCATATTTAAAACATTTGTATTTAACTCGTAAACCTCATTCAAACGACTATCTTGTTATTACCACGAGTAAACGCTCGATTGACTCTTTGGAAACAACATATCGTTCCATTTGTAAAAGAGCCGATATTTTAAATCCACAAGGTTTGCACACGCTCAGACACACTTATGCTAGTCTTTTAATTCGTAAAAAAGTAGATATTAAGATCATAAGTGAAACATTGGGTCACGCCAGTGTTGCCTTTACCTATAACACTTATGTACATCTAATTGAAGAAGAAAAGGCTAAAACCATTAAAGAAATAGACATATAAGACGAAAAGGACAGAAATCAACTTTCTGTCCTTTTTATTTATTAAAGTATTATATTTCTATCTATGTATCGTTGTAATCTATCTACGACAACATATGTTTTATTGCCTATTCGTATTGTAGGTACTTCATTATTATTAACGAGATAGTATGCTTTATTTTTACCGATATGCAGATAATTTTGCAGCTCCTTAATAGTCATTAAATTAGACAAATTGTAATCTTTAAATTTGCAATTCATTAATTATCCTACCTTAAATCTTACTTTCCACTACTGCCAAGGCGACCTGTACCCCTTTCTGACGGAATGGCTTTAAGTTCCTCGTACGTATATTCTTCTATCTCAACTTCTGGAACAGGAAGTACAAGAGCCTGACAAATGGCTTTTTCATATGGGTATAAAATGTAATTAGCTTCTCCATATGGGAATAACAAAATACTAGCAAAATCGTTAAAGTCAGTAATAGACTCTTTCTTGCAAATGACTATTGGTATGTCATTAGTATTGGTAATTGGAACACCCCACTCGCCACGATAGCCACTGTCGATTATTCCACACCTCTGTGCCATGCCCTTAGTGCCTGTTGAACTTCTCTCGTGCAATACGAAACAGTAATCTGTATCACAAGCTGAAGCTATGCCTGTCGGTATTATAACCGTAGTATGTGGTTTTATTATTATGTAATCTTCGTCAAAACAAGGATAAACGTCATAGCCTGCATCTTCTAATCTTTTGGTTGGTATAATTGCATTTGGTTTTGTCTTTGCAAATTTTACTGTTGTTATCATTTTTATCTCCTTTTTTTTACATTATTTCTTTTGACTTACATTTCATCTTTCCCATATGGAATATTTATAAAATCAAGGACTCTACCTATACCCAAACTGCCTTTGTCAATCACTCTAACAATACTTCCACTAACAAATTTTATATAACTTACCTTTTCTTTCTCATAACAACAAAAACTGTTGTCACTAAATTGCCCTGCAATTTCAATTTCGCAGTTATCATGATGTGTGCAATCCTTATGTCTTATAATTTCCTGCACATTTTGCTACTGGTTTTATTTGCTACTGGTTTTATTTGCTCAATACTGTGAAACACATCGTAATATATATTAGCTGTTTCGCAGCTAATATATAATAGAGGGCTAAGTTCTTCATCAAGTATATTGAGTACATCTTGTTTTCTTATATAGTCTTCATTATCTTTATCTTTCATTATTACCTCTTTCCTCATTTAAAATGTCGCAAACCTTTTGTGCAATTTCAGATGTTGGAAAATATACACATACAACAAGATGATATTTAGTAACAACATCAAATGTCCACTTTTTAGCTTTTTCATCATAGTAGATATAATGTTTATAATCTTTATCGTTACTCCAATCAGGTTTATGATTGGGACAATAGGTATCGTGAAGCCTTTCCAGTTTCAACAAAAAGTTAATTTTGTCAGCAACTTCTTCGGCACGTTCTTTGGTGTGGAAATAGTTGTTGTTTTCAAAAAGTATTTTATCAAAATGATAACCTAACTCTGCCGTGCAGGCAGCTCCAAAGCCAGCCGCATTGTGTCGTGTTATATAGTAGTATTCCTGCTCGTATCCAACTCGCTTAAATTCCGGTTCTTCCTCGACCTTTGGAATTTCAATTCCTTTCAATCTTGCATAGGCGATAGCAACACCTGTGTCATAGTCAAATGTATCTTGTGGGTGACATTTTGCAATAGCTGATTTAACGGCTGTTGTGTCATAAACAATAACCACGCCACTGCAACCACTGTACGCAATCGCCTGCTTATCCTTTTGAAAATCACCGTATGCCTTTTTGACCCACTGTTCAAATCCCTTTTTGTCCATTTTATTATATTTTCCTTTCTTTTTTATCAAAGTACCCGTTAAGGTGCTAAGTTCCGATGTTTGCTCAGTCTATTGTCTGCCAATCTTCCGACAGCATATCTGCTTGACTTGCAAGCCAACCAAGTTGTACACCCGAAGTTCCCACAAATGCCAATGCTTTATTGCCCATATCCTTATGGTTTACATTTGTCACAGTACCATTGGGGGATTTATAACTAACATTAGTGGCAAGCTCAACATACTGTTCTTTGCCGTTCCAGCCTTTTCTTGCTATTTTCTTACCTCTCTTTACTTCTTCGATTGCCTGTCCAAAATCCATGTTCATCTGTCCTTTCTGTTTTATAACAAAATTGTCCCGCTTTTTATACACATCAATGTACGTTTCATTTTTATCACCATTATGTGTGATTTCAAAATACATTCCGTTTGGAAGCGTTGTTGATACAAGTGCCTTCCAGTTCTGCAACGTTTTACAACTCCATACAACGTAAACATCATCTGTTGAAATCTTCACATTGCCGGTTTTGTCAATGCGCTTGCTCACATAATCAGCAATTACTTCCTTGCAGAGTTTGATAAATTCTGTGTCCTGTTTAATTTCCATAATATCTTCCTTTCTATTCGCAATACAATCTTACTGTATTGTCAGCAAGACTTTTCTGTACATCAATAACCCTCTGATTGCTTGACCCTCGCCATTTTAATGTTATATCTCTTTTATCGTCTTCATACTGCCCGTCAACAACTACGTCAAGGTATTCCATAATAGGTAAGTTTTTAATTTCATCCCACTTATATCCTGTGTACAGCCATTGTGTTTTGGTAGGACAAAGTGTTGTTATCATATTAGATATGTTTGTTACATATGCACGATTTTCAGGGCAAAGTGGTTCTCCACCAAGAAATGACACACGCTGTATGAAAGGTTGTTTAACGGCTTTTATGAGAGTATCGTATTCATGTAAATCAAACTCCTTGCCACCATTAAAGTCCCAAGTATTTGGATTAAAGCAATTAAAACAATGAAAATGGCAGCCTTGCACAAACAAAGCGACCCCAATGCCTTCTCCATTGCTAATATCCATTTGCCTTATACTAGCATATCTCATTGTTTATTCTCCTATATTATGGTTATCAAGGTGAACATACCTCTGTTTAATTTCTTGAGTTCTGCCTTGATTCCAAAAATTGCTACCAATATCCTTTTTTTACCCTCGGTTTCCCGATATTTATGAGGGGAGTAGACTATACAATTTAACAATATTATTATTCGTTTTATTATAAACAATTTAATATTATTAATAGGTATTATAGTCGTTGAACGTTCTCCATCACCATTATGTGCTAAGGAGCTTCGATGCGTTTGAGTGACTTGCACACTCGATTGTCCCTACCCTAATTACTTTTTATGGTTTCTATCCTGTCGGACTATTGAATTTTAAATTCGCACCACCGTCACGTTTATCGTTTCCAATTCCGTTGTGGTGAATTAGGATTATGGGGAGTTCTCCGCAGTTTAACCTATTTAACGTGGACTATATTGTTAAGTCAATCCACAAGTGCGTCTAGCAACATTCATTTTATTTGTATCTCTATTACCACAATTAGGACACTCCCAAATTAGCTTATTATTGTTATCAATGATTTTGATTTCTCCGTCATATCCGCACACTTGGCAATAATCGCTTTTTGTATTAAGTTCGGCATACATAATATTGTCATAAATAAACTTAATTACTTCAAGAATAGCAGAAATATTATTTTGCAAATCAGCACATTCTACATAGCTGATCGCACCGCCTAGACTTAGTGATTGGAATTTGCTTTCAATAGCCAATTTCTTAAATGGGTTGATTTTTTCAAAAACAGGAACGTGATAAGAATTTGTTATATAATCTCTATCTGTAATACCCTCAATAATACCAAAACGTTTTTTTAGACATTTTGCAAATTTGTATGTTGTGGATTCTATTGGGCTGCCATATAATGAATAGCCAATATTTTCTGCACTTTTCCATTGTTCGCATTTTTTATTAAGTCTTTCCATTACTTCGAGACCAAATTTTTCACCCACACTGTTGTCTGTATGACTATGACCTGTCATGTATTTTACACATTCATAAAGACCTGCATAACCAAGTGAAATAGATGAATAACCACCATAAAGATATTTATCTATTTTTTCGCCTTTCTTTAGTCTAGTAAACGCACCATCTTGCCACAGAATTGGTGCAACATCTGATAAAGTTCCTTTGAGTCTTTCATGCCTGCAACGTAAAGCCTTGTGACACAATTCTGTTCTTTCTTCAAATAGCTGCCAAAATTTATTTACATCTCTATTTGATGATAGGGCGACATCAACAAGGTTTATCGTAACAACGCCCTGATTAAATCTACCATAGAATTTGTAATTATCATTTTCATCTTTGTATGGAGCTAAAAAGCTTCTGCACCCCATTGATGGGAAGCAATTACCCTCTTTTAGTTCCTTCATTTTCTTTTCACTTATGTAATCTGGCACTAATCTTTTAGCAGTACACTTTGCGGCTTCAATAGTAATGTCCCAATATTTTGAGCCTTTTCTTATATTGTCCTCTTCAAGAACGTAAATAAGTTTAGGAAAAGCAGGTGTAACATAAACACCATTTTCATTTTTCAAGCCAAGAATACGTTGCTTAATAAATTCCTTAATTAAAGCTACCAATTCTTCTTTGTATTCATTTGTTTCACCAAGGTACATGAATACAGTTAAAAATGGTGTTTGCCCATTAGTGGTTGACATACTGTTAATTTGATAATTAAAAGCTTGAACACTATCTTCAATTTCTTTTTTTGTATCAAGTCTTGCAAATTCTACAGATTTATCATAGTCTAGTCCACGATCTTTATATTTATTTAGATGATAAATATAGCTATCTCTAACGAAAGGGGCTAAATGTGTAAGTGTAATACTTGTACCACCATATTGAGAACTTGCTACAGCAGTAATAATTTGCGTTGCAATCGTAGTTGCCGTAATAAGTCTATGTGGCTTTTCAATCTTGACTTTATTAATCATTGTACCATTCTGCAACATATCTTCAAGATTTACAAGACAACAATTACTTATATGTTCTGCGAAATAGTCCATATCATGGAAATGGATAATGCCTTGCTTATGTGCTTCAACTACATCTGATGGCAATAGAAATCTTTGTGAAATATCCGTACTTGTAATTCCTGCAAGGTAATCTCTTTGTGTTGTGGCGAGTGTTGCATTTTTATTTGAATTTTCGTTATTCCAATAATCATTTACACCATCAATTAATTCAAGAATACTTTTATCGGTTGTATTGCTTTGTCTTACAAGGCTACGTTTATATCTATATGTAATATAGGCTTTTGCTACATTTCTGTCATAATCCATAAGCGTTGTTTCAACTATGTCCTGAATATCTTCTACTGAAATTTCTGCCATGGCTTCAAGCTTTCTGCACACATTACAACATATGTCGCTTGCAAGTTCAGCATTTATATCCAATGTATCAGGATAAACTTCGTTATACGCTTTCAAAATTGCCTTACCGATCTTTGCTCTTTCAAACTTAACTTTAGTTCCATCTCTTTTAATTACTATTTTGCACATTTTATCGCTCCTTATCATCATTCACAACAAACTCTATTCTTTGTTCGTTTTCTGTATTCCCTATATTCTCTGGCTTTAAGTCTAATTCTATTTCTGTACCCATATCAGTTTTCATAATTATGTTAATTGCCTCATCAATATCATTCCAATTCCTACAACGATATCTTTGGTGTAACATATGAGCGTTGTTTTCATATAACTCAAACCCAAGTCTATTCCATGGATAATCAAATAAAATTTTATGATAATAGCCACCAACTAAATTGTCTACGCAATCATCAATTAGAATGTCAATATCCCCACCGAGCATTTGCTTGTTCTTTATGACTATCAGGCTATCATACATATTTAAAAATGGAAGTTGTTCTTGTAACCAAGCTACTTTATTAGAAATATTCTGTGGGGCTGTAGCTGTTACTATGTAGATTTCATAACCTAAATCATGGTATTTCTTTAATGTAGTGGCACAATTTTCAAGCACCTTTATATTTTCCCATACCCTCTTATCTGTGAAATAGTCATAAAACTTGTCTTGAGATACATTTTTAAAGAACTGTCTCATATTATAGGTAGTTATATCGACAACGGACAAATTATCATTATAGTCCTTATTATAAACATCAATAATGCTCTCTGCTAAATTATTAATGACATTATCACAATCCACACCAATACGCCACGGTCTAGGTCTTATCAGATTTGCTTTCAGTTCCATTGGCATTTTCCTCTTTATCATTCTCGTCTAATTCATCCAGCATTTCGGTTACTGTTCTATAGGCTATTAGAAAACCAAGTACAAGTCCAACCAAAGCACCAATAATAAAATTAGCCATTTTTATCATGTTCCTTTCTGTATTTTTCGTATTCATCTCTAATTTGCTCCAAAGTATAAATTTTATACGGTATATGTCTGTTCTCACAATACACAACCTCCGTGCGACAGCCTTTAGAGGATCGCCAATCATTTGAAAGAACACTTGAACAAATAATCATTTCATCTGCAAGTTCTTCAAGTAACAACAGAGTCATGTTCAACCCTTGCTCATAAGCGGTGCAATCGTAAAGGTTACCAAACATTGCAATGGGATTGAGATACAAATTCTCAGGGTGCATTATAGTTAATAGTTTTTGGCACTCATTTATTTTACTTAAATTTTCTTGCTTGCCACCATATGGGTGAGATAAGTAAACAATACTATTATAATGTTCTCTGTTAATTATGTTCGGTTTCGGTATCATTATCTCCCTCCTGCTTAGTTGTAAGTCCTACTACATACTTTCTTAGATTTTTATAAGCTGTGTTGATATTTTCATCATTATTGATAATATAATCAACAGATGATTTGCAGTTTTTAAATTCTATCTCGTCTTGCTCAAAACGTTTTCTAGCTTCTTTAAATGCTTTGTCAATATTCTTATACATTTTATAATAACGTCTAAACAGGCGATCGTACCGAGTAATCGGCAGGCAATCTATGAAGATAGAATAAATCTCTCTGTTGCCTTTGTATTTTTTACGGAGTTCATTAAGCCCTGTTTGGTCTACAACATAAAGATTATATGTATCATCGTCAATCTGACTTGTCGTTACTCCATAGTGATTGCCAAGATAATAGTTATAAGCCACGATATTATTAAGTGCCTTAAATTCTTTTTCTGAAACAAATGTGTGACCCGCTTCGCCCTCGTATCTCGGCAAGCGAGTTGTATAGGACGGTATCTGCTTCATATTAAATTCTTTTTCAAGCATTTGTACAAGTGTTGATTTGCCACTTGCCGAAGCTCCAAGAATACAAAATAGTGGTTTAGTCATCTGTGCCTCCTGTTATCAATTCCGAATATGGCAATGCCTTAATCCAATCACAAAAAGCTCTCCACTCGTCAAGCTTGTGGTTCTTACGAGATTTATAAATATTTGCCAGTACCTCGTAATTTAACATAACCGTTCTACGCTGATTGTAACTACTTGGGAGAAGCTGTATCATCTGCCACCAAACATCTTTTTTGCTCGGGCAACCTTTGATTTCAAAATCATCTGGATTATAATTAATATATAATGTTCTATAATCATTTAATGCTTTTATTATTTCTTCTAAAATTTTACGTGTTCGGATGTCGAGATGTTCATATGAAAAATCCTCCAACGTAAACTCTTTAGCTGTAATCTTGTGCATGGTACTACAACTATTGGCAACGGTACTTACCTTATAAGTATCATATTCTTTCCACCAATACAGTGGTGCTGTAATGTCAGCATACACCGTAATCATACGCATAAACTTACGATGGTCTGTACCAGATTTGGCAAGCCTTTTCATTAGATCAAAATCGTTATCCCCAATACAATACTTTTCTCTTAGATATTTGTCATTGGCAGCTGCCGGATTAGTTCCAGGTGTTCCCGTTAGGTACCATCTGGTATCACTCTTCTTCCAAGAGTTCATAGGATTACGCATACCTCTGATGGCTGCCTCCCAGCCCATTACTTCGTCATTTTCAATTTTTATCATCGTCTTTTCCTCTACTTTATAATAAATTCTGCGAACATTTCTTCTGCGTTCTTTTCGTGTTCTGTTGGCACAAACATTATTACCTCGTTTTCAAGGTCAAGTGCAAATATGCCCACTATACTGCTTGCATTTACGCAATAATGGCTCTGCTTCAGGTCTATAGTATAGTCAACCATGTTCGCAAGTCTAATAAACTGCTGTACTTCTTTTACTGTAGTAAATCTAATTTTATATGCTGTATACTCCGTTACCATTTTATCTGTCCTTTCTCGCTTGTTTAATTTGTTGCCATAGCAATCATATAAGCTCTTTGTACGATTGCTTTATTTCTAGCTTTCGTTATCCTCTGTCTTTCTTTGGCTTGAATGAGTTCGTCCTCACTCATAAAATATGTATCTAGTTCTCTACACTCTGACTTGTAGCGTTTTAGCTGTCTATTTTCCTCCTCTCTAGCTAAACGCTTTCTTTTTCCTGCTTTCTTGTCGTATGCCAATTTTTAAATTCACCTCTTTTCTAACTAATTTTCTGAATTGATACAATGTTACCAGAATAATTGCTATAAGTACCAATGTTGCCACTGCTCATAACATCAGGGTCAAGTGCATATGTATCAACTATAAATTCAACCACGTTCCTAAAGCCATTGCCTGTATCTCGATACTGATTATTATAGTCAGTATGAATATCAGCTTTACAATCGGCTAAAACAGCAGTGAATGAATTGCCCATGTCGGTTGTGATTAGATAGCGTGTACCTATTTCTGTACCGTAATAACTTCCTAAAGCAATACAAACATCATCACCTTGTCTGCGTATTCCCTGACTATCCGTCCAACAATTCAGTTGTAGCTGATATTGCAGAGAATTGATGTCTGTGATACAAGCATAATCCATATAGCCGTGAAATGAAGTATCACCTGCTGGGATATTGTAAGAAACAAGTTCTATTTCTGGCTCTGTTTCAGACTTAGTAACTATCGTTGTAGTTTCGGTTACTTTATGGCTATACGGCTTTGTAGCTCTTGTTTCTTTAGTGGTTGTAGTAGATTTAGTATTTGTTTTTACTGTATTTTTTTTATTTTCTACCGATCTAATTGTTGTATTTTTAGTTATAGTGTTTGTGGTAGTGGTAATCGTATTAACTGTTGAATTTTCGGCTTTATTTCTTTCAAAATTGTGTTTGTAATCTTCGTTAATGCCAATAACTTTTACGACTCCAAAACCGATAACTATTACGCAAACAGCAACTATAAGCTGTATTATTTGTTTTGTTGTCTCGTCTTTCTTTTTGTTCATATGTATTTATTCCTCATCATCACAATAGCAATATTTGTTATAATAATCTTCTCCGTTCATTTTTGCACAAGGGATATCATTGTATTCACACAAATCGTCAACGTCCATATTATGAGTTGACAAATATTCAATAGCCTTTTCTTTAGCACATTCGCCACAAAGTTCTTCTGAGTCATTGTCAATAATATAAAGCATATCAACCTCAGTTCCACACTTGTCACATATTAAAACACGATAATCTCGACCCATGTAACAATGACGGCAGGGAAGTCCGAGAGCAGTACAACCCACACAATCATTTCGTATCTCACTTGCCATGTTTTTTACTCACTCCTTTACTTCTTTAAATCTGGCGTAAAAGCTGTCATTAATATCGTATACATTATCATATGTATTACAACTTTTTCTGCCATGACCGTCTATTAGTCTGCCATTTTTTACTTCGTATACTTTCCCTTCTTGAAAGTTATGGGTGTCAAAGCAAGCCACCCATGTACATTTCAAGAGAGTATTCCAAGCATTATTTAACATTTTGTTTCCTTTCTAGTTTCAGTATCAACCTCAAACAGTTTTCCAAATATATAATAAAGTACATCAACCACAATAGAGTTACCTGCCTGTTTATAAAGTTGGCTGTCAGAACTAAAAGCTTGTGATCTATCGAACTGTTCATCAGTAAATCCCATAAGCCTATAACATTCTCTAGGAGTTAATTTACGAACACGAAAACTTTCAACCACACCTGCATCATTAGCATTTGCCTTCAATGTTTTAGAATAACCTTTCATTGGCGGTCTATATCCAAAAGATTGACTTTGATTGGTGATTACACCACTAACTTCGCTATTAGAGTCCTCTATAAACCTTTTGTACATCTGCTGTTTCCATTCAGAATGTGACAGTTCATTAGGTTCAATTACAGCTTGGTTACAACTTGTAGTCAACGTTTGTACGCAACCCTTTCCGACCCTACCTCTTCTTGTCTTAGAATTAGGTTGCTTCAGATTTACACTGTCACCTTCATAAATTTCTGCATAGCCTTTCTTAGTTGCTTCTTTCACATAAGCTATTGGCTCTGCTATTTTAGGTTGCCTATTCCCACCTTGCATAATTTCCAATGCAGGAGAGCAGCCTCCTTTTGAATAAACTCTATTCATTTTATCATAATTATAATAATTTAAGTTGCCAACTTGAATACAGCGATTAGTTTCAAGAATAGTATTATCAGTTGGAGCTAAAGCACTATTGGCTCTTAGGGTACTTGCTGTTCCATTAACATCTCTTGGTTTCCATATAAACCCTGTTCCTTTTGCAGTATGGCTCTCATTATGTTTAATAAAGCCTCGTATCATTGTATCTGTCAAATAATACTTTTCGTCTACATTATCTTCAAGTACATCTTTAAGTCTGACTCCGTTATCAAAAGGTTGCGGAAATTCAAATTTGCCATCATCAATATCTTTGCGAATACTTATTGCGAACACTCTTTCTCTATTTTGAGGAACACCATAATCTTTAGCATTTAAAACTTTCCAATATGTATTGTAGCCAAGTTCATCAAGCCAAGCCACCCATTCATCAAACTGCGGTTTAAACTTTTTACCCACAAGATTTTTGACATTTTCGAGCATTAGATATTTTGGTAAAGCCAACATTTTGTTGGCTCTTTCAAGAAGTCTTTGTACTTCATATAGTAAACCTGAACGTGTTTGACCCTGTTTTATTCCCTCTTGTTTACCTGCCACAGAAATATCGGTACAAGGAAATGAATATGTCCAAAAATCAGCATAGTCAAGATGTTCGAGTTTACTAATGTCACCTAAATTCCTCGAAAGCTTATTAGCAAGCCAATATTTTTCAAGCTCTTTTGACTTACTATTTACAAATCTGCACCAATTATAAGGCTTGTTTTTCTGAAAATCATATCCAAGATTAATTTCTGTAAGCTGCCTAGCCATTTCTTCTCTTGTAGGATATTCAGCGTATGTATTTATTAGTTCTTCTGTAAGTCCACAATGTATAGAAGCATATGCCAAAACTGCATTATGGTCTATGTCAGATGTATGTTTTATTTCAAATGGTATTCCAAGCCTTTCTAGTGCTGAAATTTGTGCGCCTATACCACTAAATAATTCGTTTACTGTTATTTTTTCCGTTTTCACTATTTGTAAATCCTCCAATTTGTTCTTTATTGGAAGATAATTGCAATTATCATATTCACTCAGGTAGCTAATCTGAGCGTTCCGTTTTGTTTTATCTCTTATTTTCTTAATAAAATGTTGGCTTTATATTTTAGTTGCTTTCAACTTTTTCACGATCCAGCTAATGCTTTTACTAATGCTTTTTTGATTTTCAATCCTATTTTTCATATCAATAGAAAACCTACTATTAGAACACTTAAATTTCAAAGGATATATCCCGTTATATTCCGCAAGACGTTCTAATGTAATTCTATGCTTATTTTTCAATTCAGCATATGTTTCGTGTGTACACGTTACTTGGTCTAGTTTCACAAGTTCATCACAGCAAGGACAACGTGTTATAAGAATTGGCACTTTATAAGAAGGGTATTTTCCAAACTCATATCTGTAATAAGGCTCACCCATTGAAACTCGAAGCATTTCTTCTTCTGAGTAACCGATTTCACCTTTTTCATACAATTCTTTGGCTTCTTTTTCCTCAAAATAAAACTCAGAATTGCAAGCTTTACATTGCCCTTTAAATAGTGTCATACCCTCAATAAAATTTTCACCCAATTTAGTTACAAACATTTGTTACCTCCATTTTCCATCAATTAACCCCTGCTACAATTATATAAACTCTGCATTATCAGGTAATCTATCTCGAAATTCTTTAGGTACTTCACCATTGTGCCATAAATTATTTGTTACGATAATTTCACCTGTATGTAATTTAATTTTAATTCCTCTGCCACCATATCCCCTAAAAGGACTATCACTCATTGGATGGGTTCTATCTAAGTAATAACAAATGCCATTAATAATAACGTGTTCGTCCTTTTCTTTTATAATTTCAAGCCAAAATTTTTTATGAAAACATTCGCCACTATCACAAACTTTGTCAAAAGGCTCTGCATGGCAGACTTTGTGGAACACTCGACCGCAGATTTCACATTTTATATTTTGAATAGTACAATCCATTTTGTTTATCTCCTGCTTTTACATCAACCACTTTCTATATTTCCTATCTTGTTTACGCTTAATCTTCTTTATGCGGTTGTATATATAGTTCTCATAATGCTCAAACTGCATAGCCTTTGCATAGCAATATAACCATACCACAAAAAAGGTTAAAACCACCATTACACTTACTATAGTTTTGGTATGATGTAAGCCGTATTCGTCATAGAAATGTACCATAATTGGCATTGCTAAAACAAAAGCACAAAAAGAAATAATACAAATAATAGTATATGTTGTCATTCGTGTTTTACACCATTGTTTGGAATGCTTTGCCACTTTAATTTCTTTCATCAATGTCTCCTTATTGACCCCTTTGCCTCTAGCAGATCGATCTGAGCATTCAAAAGTTCAACTCTTTGTTCCAAAGATGAAATGTATTTCTGTAAATAATTAATTCTGCCCAAACAATGTTCATAATCTGCATTAATAAGATAAGTTTCCCGACCCAAACCATTAAAAAAAGGCTCTGCCGACTCTCCTCGCATCATGCGTTCTACATCTCTTTTTATTCCCATTTGTTCACCTCTAATCAAACATAAATTCTATCTTATTTACTTTGAACTAAAGAACTTTTTAATTTCTTTTTTAACAATATCTGATATTATTTCTTCAAGACCATTACTAATCTCTTTATCACTCATAATCTCAAATTCCTTTTTAAGTTCTTTATAATTTTTAGTTCTTACATATCTATTTATAATTTCGTCTTTGGCTTTTTCCGTTATATATTCCTTAGTATCTTTATCCAAGGTTGTATTTATCATTTCTATAACAGTGCCAGTTAAGTTGTCCCTGAAACTTCTACCATAATGGTCTTGGTTACGCATTACTTCATTGAGTATCTGATTGGCCGCAGCTTGTATAATTTCATCTTTAATATAATCGGCATCTTCATTAACTGTAACTGTAAACGTCAAGTTCATTTTTTTACCTCAATCCTAAATTGTCTAATGTTATCGGTGTGTAATTATGCAACATACAACCTACGTTCGCACACCTATAGGGGAAACCACGCTCTCTCATTTGTTCAGCATACTCACTAAAAGGTCTTGTATCTCTACCATTGTGAATATGCCCATACAAATGAATATAACCATAGTCAGCGTTAATCCAATGAGCTATAGGGTAATGGCAAAGTACAACGTGTTCTTCGCCGTCTTTGATAACAGCATAGTCTTTTATCCAAACAAAGTGTTTTTTCATTTCTTCGTTTACTCGATCATGATTGCCCTTGACAAGAAATTTAACCCCATTTAATCTCGGAAGAACTATTGGTATTTCTGCGTTATTCCAAAACATATCTCCCAGAACATACACACTGTCATTTTTGCCGACAACACTATTCCAATTTGAGATGATAGTTTCGGTCATTTCTTCAAGGCTGAAAAACGGTCTATTATCAAATGCGAGTATATTTTTATGACCTAAATGTAGATCAGAAATATAAAATTTGCTAGGCAATGCCATTAGCGTTTCATCTCCTTTTGAATAAACTAAATTAATTATGAATATCTAAAATTGTGGCAAACATACCTTTACTTTTCTTTTTTATTTCAGTAAGCTTTCTGTCAAAATCTTCGTCTTTTATAAATGCGTGTCTGTTCCAAGCTTCACGAGCAATAACATTCTCGTCAGAGTCTATGCAGACAAAACAATTAATCTCATCAAAATTGAGCAGTTTGTCTATCTTCCCTCCATCTACATACAGAAAACCGTCTCTTGTCTCCGTCGAAGAGTAACAATCATCAATCTTTAATTTCAATTTGCCTGAATATCTACCGCCAATTTCCCACCAATCATATGTGAATATAGGAAAAGAGATTACTTCACCACTTTTGTCACATTCCAATTTTTCTTCGTCATAAGGTTTTAAAATTTCAGAAATCCTATCTTCCGAAGGCATTTCTTTAGTAATTAAAAGTAAACAACAGTGCATAGCTTATCCTCTCTTTTGTATTAATAGTTTGTAATTAAGACCTCTGTATCTTTTGTCTTGTCTTTTTTCTGATAATTACAGTTTCCATAAGTAGTGTTTAAATAGTGGATTTTATATCCATGACCTTTCGCCCAATCCTTTAACGTTAGGTTTGTTTTTAGGTTATTTGATAACGCCCATTTTACATTTGAAGTCACAAGCATATTCCGCAAATCTTCTTCGTCGGTATTAGTCCAACCGCCATTTTCATTATAGGTTGCCGTAGAATTAAAGTACGGGGGATCACAATACAGAAAATCATTTTCGCCAAACGCTACGCCGATGAACTCACGAAAATCAGCATTGGTAAACTTGCAGTCTTTATTACTGATTGCTTCCGAAAATTCTATGAACTTTTCTCTTAATGTAGGGTTAAAACTACTTCTGTCTTTCCCAAATGGCATATTAAATTCGCCTTTTGAATTAAAACGAATTTGGTTGTTAAAGGCGTAACAAATTAGCACATATAAAATAACGGACTGTTTAGATTCCGACTCGTTAAAATAGTTGCGGAGTCTCAAATACCCGTCCCTATTAATCTTTGATAAGTCATATTGCTCAATTATCTTATCTATTTTGCCAAGAATTTTATCGGTTTCATTTCTATGTATGTATTCAAGTATTTGCACTACAGGCAAATTCAAATCATTATAAACAACCTCTTTTGCAGAAACATTAATTCCAACATTAAAACCACCACCAAATAAATCAATAAAAGTATTAATGTTTTTCGGAAACAATGGCAGTATCTGCGGTAGGAGTTTGTGCTTGCCGCCCACATAATTGAGCGGCGATTTTATATATTTTTGTTTATCCATAATACCACCTAGAAGTAATTTGTTTTAACTTTTCTTTATCGGCTTTTAACAGTTCTGGATTGTCATAAATATTTCCTACCACTTCTGATATCATTTGGTTTTCATAACACTTTTCCAAATATAGAGCAGCGAGATCGATTGTGTTATAATACAGATTTATTTCACCAACTGGGATGCCAACATCGAACAATTTCCATGTAAGTTCTTCAAAATCCCATCGCACTTCCATAAGTCTATCTTGGAGAACATTAATAATATCGCCCTCATAAATTTTGCCGTTCTCATCATTGAAATTTGTATATTGACAGACTGTCTCAGGAATAACTTCAAACTCTACTGAGCCATCCAAATTGGAGCCAGAGCGAAAGTTCTGAATAATAAAATGCCGGGATGCGGTGGAATCTTTTGATTCACAGACATAATAGCCCTCGACCCATTCCCCATTATCTACACGTTTTCCACGAAATAATATTTCTCGCATAACATCCTCCTACTATTTTTATTTGTTTAATAAAACTTCCATTTTATTAATCTTTGCCCAAATTACAAAACCATTCAGAAAAAATCTGAAATGGCAATAATGAATAATAAACAATAAACTGCAATGGCTCCAACGCCATACACAGTGCGATATATAATAAAGCCAAGAGTTTTTCAGAGTTTTTCTCATTTTTGTTGTTTTTAAATATCTTTATTACCTGTGGAATGTGAAGCCAAAAATGTAAAATATCATCTGGACTACACAAATCATCTTTCCAATAGCCATCAGTTATACGCCAATACAATCTCCACATTTTTTCTTTCCTTTCTGTTTGAATTAACGATGTTTATAAATGCACAGCGAAGCCGTTTTAATATGTACACACATGATAATCAAGTATTTTTAATTCATTGGATTTATTAATTGGTCTTGTCGGAAAGATCTTAAAATTCCACCACTCAGAACCGTCATATTCCTCACGTTCAAGCCAAAAGTCTTTTCCTACGACAACTAAATCTGCGGCAATTTCTGCGCAACCAAAACCATTGTCGTAACTAATGTGTTTCGCCTGTTTTTTAAAATCAGCCCAACTATAATAGGTTGCATCTTTTATTCCTACCCATTCTACATCGGCAGGTGATTTACCATTCTGTTCAAGTGTTTCTACTGTTTCTTGCAATAAATTTATATTCATTATTGTTTCTCCTTTATTAGTTCGGCATTGTCATAAACGTTTCCGACAATTTCTAGTTCTTCACCACAAACACTGTCGAAATCAACTGTGAATGTAGAACAGGTTATGATAAATCTGGCTGTATCATTATCCCACTGTACAATACCTCGTTCTTCCTCATAATTGTCCCAAACAATATCCCCTTCAAAAATCTTGTTGCCGTTTTCGTCCGTCATCCCTGTGTACTGACCGACAGTTTCCGGGACAACTTCTTGTCCACCTGCCCCCCAACTATTTCGAGCTATATGCATCTTTCCGTAGATAATGTACTGAATTAAATCCCCCTCAATCCATTTTCCAAACAAATTCTTTCCTCGAAACAATATCCTACGCATTGCCTTCATCGCTCCTTTTCTCCCACGCATTGCATTTGTCCTTTCTGCTCACTACGAGAAATTTGATCTTTGCGACATCGCTTCGTTTTGCACAAAAAGTATATAGTGCCTTGTTATGTTGAGGGCTGAAACCTATTGCGTATTTGCAGTTTGAACAGGTTTTATCCATTGCTGTCACCGTCCATTCTTGCACCGCAATTCGGGCAGAACTGCGATTTTCTGTTATTCCACATATCACAACAGGAAGATACAACACCCTCTTTAATTGTCGTGCCACTTCTATATTTGTTCTGCCAGTATCCGTGCTTGACCTCCTGTACGTCTGCGGTAGGTACATCATCAACCAGTTTGCACAGGCTATAATAAAGGTCTTCTATGGTCATATCCCAATCAAATATGCTGTCTGTTAATTTTTCTGCGTCAATATATCTTGACATTTGCTATTCTCCTTCCAGTGACTTTCAAACTCCTTCTTAAATTCTTGTAGTTTCTTATCTGCCTTGTCTGCCTTTTCTAATGCATTTTTCATATCCTCGTTTGACACATGGTAGACACTTGGAATAGCACTAAAGGCATCGACAATTCGATCTCTTTCTTTCTGAGGAATATCTTGCAGTAGATTATGACTCGTTGCCGTCACCGCCTTTCAGCTTTTCAATGATATAGAGAGTTGTACGAATACTTCCAAGAATGTAATCAACTCCATAATCTGTTTTGGTGATAGTATCGCTGATATTGTGTAGTTCTTCTCGATAAATTCTTAAAAGTGTTCTATCATCGATTTGCAAAGTTTTATCATTAGAATTTGTGTTTGTTGCCGCAGGTGCAGGCTCGTTTTTTGTGTTGTTTGCTATGTATTCTGAAAATTTTATGATACATTTTTCAAATCCTTCTCCTAAAACTATAAACGGGCAGGTGTCGCAACTCTTTGCTGTGCAGCAAAGTGCCGCCTCTACGACTTCCTCATCAGTGAATTTTCTACTCATTTTCAACCTCCTTAAAGAACTCTCTCGGTTCAAACCATTTATCTTCAATGATATTTCCTATTCCGACAACTAATCTATCTTTCTGTTTTACTTTAACATAATGACCTTTTATATCTTCCCATTTTGCAACGCCCACAACGTCCATAATTCTTGTAAGTGCTTCAAGTCCCTTTTCAGAACCTTTAAACGATGTTCCGTTGAAAAAAGCCAAGTTGTAACCACCAAAACTAGCTCCCCAGCCTGAGCCTTTAAGGGTTATAGAAAAGGTAAGGCAACAATGATCGTTTATTTCCAATGACACATCGGTTATTTGAGCGTTTTCATAAATAGTGTCAGTGTTGCTTTCTGCCGAAGGTATATTTTTTATTACAGGTTTAGACTCATTTTTTATGTACTCTGCAAGATATGTACTGCACATACGGTGCTTATCGCTGGCACAAAGTGGACAGCCTTCGCAATCTGTGGGGTCATTAGCGCAATAGTCCACCGCCTTTTCAAACTCCTCTTTCGTTATCATATTCTACCTCTTTCTATAAATAAAACTAAATTTTTATTCATTATATAGATATTGTTTTTGCATACAATCCGTCTTTATATGTAAACAGTTTTTCAACCGATTTACTGCGACTTGCATTATCAAGCGTTATCTTTACTTCGCCCGACCATATTTCTGTAAAATCGTTTGGTGCTGAATACTCACTGCACAACACAAAATTGTTCATACTTGTTTGTCTAACCCATTTCCAATACTCTTTATGATCGAACTTATCTTTAAAACCTGTAGTATTTTCATATGGTGGGTCACAATAAATCATAGCATTGTTTGAATTTATTTCGTCATAGTTACCACAAGTAAATTTTACACTCATAAGATTAGGTATTTGTTTTAATACATTATTTACGCTCTCTTTATAGTAGTATCTTGTACAAGTAGGGCTGACATAATGCGGTTTAGCATATCCTGCAAACCATTTTGAATTATAGCTTGCTAAAATTCCTGCGACAGCTACCATATATTTAGAATATTTGTTTTTATTGTCACGAATATGTATATATATATCTTTGTCTATTGAAATTGATTTCAAATTAAGACCATTTTGCATAGCTTTCCAAAAATCAATAAGATATTCATTGCTATCATTTCCCATGCGGCTTTTGCACTTGATTTTGTCAATGATGTTTGCTCCACCAACAAATGGTTCTATATAAATATCAATATTATTATCATTAATACATTTTTGGATTATAGGAACAATATCTTTAGCTATTCGTGATTTACTTCCCATGTATTTTATTTTTATCACTTCCCCTTTATTCAAATTTCCATTGAAAAATACCACTTGCATTTTTAATACAACCCGTCATAATTAAATCGCATAAATCAGATTTATTACATTTTATATCTTCTACAAACTCTTTTACATCAATATTTTTACGGCAAATATTTGTATTAAGTAGTCTACGTTTAATTTTGTGAAAGTTGTTTTTAAATACTTGATAATCAACTTTTATAAAATACTTAGTATCACTTATAAGGTTGCCACATATCACGTAAGAGTAATGAATTTTCTTTACTATTTGGAGGTCACATTCTTCTGCCATAATCTTTTTAAACGGAGCTTTGCTTTCAAACCATTCCCAATCATAATTTGAATGCTTCCTTATTTTTACCACTTCCTTTTTTATTCATTTTAAAATAATATTTTTATTTTTCATTGTTTTCTTTGTGCGGTTTTCCGACAAACGCTTCCATCATTCTTTCCCTATCCTCTCTTTCGTGTATTACTCCAATAAACTTTTCATAACATTGATTGCAAATATCAAGCTCAGTCCATTCAGATGCTTCATAACGACCTTTCCAAGTCCAAACTCCACTAAGTTTTTTAACCTTAAAATGCTGATTGGCGTCATTACTTCTGTAGCAATATTATAAATAAGGTCTATATTAAAGCTGTTAATTGGTACATAACTACTCTCGGAAACACGATTAGACCTAATTGTATAGTAATTATTTGTTTCTTTATTTAATGCTATTTTAGCATATATTAAATAAATAAAAACTGTATCACCTATAATGGCTAAATTATTAGTGCTCGGATAGGTTAGACAACTATATTTATCATTAGAAATGTATTTACTTTTAAAAGTATCATATTTCTTAGCTCTACTGGTATAGCCCTTAGTATTAATAATACTTCCCAATTTACAACATGGAGAAGCAAAAGGCGGGCAATGATTTAAACATTGCTTATTCTTATATAAAGAACAGTTATCACAGTTATCACAATAAATTTCATGAGCTTCCAATGGACTTTCTTCTCCACCCAATATAGATTTACCACCTGTCAAATATACATCTATTAAGTTCATATGTTATCCTTTCTCCATATAATTTTTATAGACCATTTCTTTCATAGTATTTCCTCCTATCTCTTATACTTTATAAAATTCTTTATCTTAAAAAACAAAGCTTTTATCTTTTGTGTCAATATTATCACCCTCTCTATCTCTAACAAGCGTACTCGAATGATAGTGAGTGCATATAAAACGCACTTAATTAATAATAGGTATATACTCAAGTGTACTCGTTTAATGGTATACTCATATTATAATGTGCTAATTAATAGTTGTCAATATGGCAAAGTATACAAAGTTTGCTAGATAAACTTGTTAATTATATATTAACCGCCCAATAAGCTCAACCAAGTGTTTCTTTGCGAGGCTTGTATTTTCAAACACCTCTGAAAAGCACTAGGCTCGGCAATCAACGCACATTTGGTTTTAGCTCTGGTAATTGCAGTATAAAGCATACAGCGGTCAAGCAGTTTATAATGGGTATTGTCGATCAGCACAATAACATTTTTAAAACCACTACCTTGTGTTAAATGGCAAGTCAGACAGTAAGCCAACTCAATACTACTTAAATCATTTTGTAGGAAATCAATTTCCTTGTCGGCAAATTTAATTGTAACAACATTCTGCTTCTTGCCGTCTTTAATTGTCTGTTCAATTTTTGTAATATAACCCATTTCACCATTGAAAATATTTCTATCATAGTCATTTGTTCTTTGAATAACTTTCGACCCAATACGAAATGTCTTGTTACCATACCTGATTTCGGGCGCAATATCAGGTGGAATTATCATATCTTGCAAGATAGAGTTGATTTCAAAAGAGCTATTTATCCTGTCCTTTTTACAAGGTGTCAAAATAATCGTTTCATCATAGCCGTCTTTCTTAGCTGCCATTGTATACAATTTAATAGCCAATTCACGCATACCTTTACGGCTCTCTCTAAACATATAGGTCATGTCTTGTAGTTCGCCAGTAACAACTTTCAGTTTCGGTTCAGGCAATGGGTTTTCTCCATTTCTAATTTTAACTGAGTCCGAAATAATACCTGACTTTTGAGCCTGTCTTAAAATCTTAGTCAGCTTACAGCAAGTAAACGCATTACAATTAAGCAAATCATGAAAGATATTGCCGCAGCCTATTGGTGGCAACTGACCGTCATCGCCTACAATAATTACTTTTGCACCCTCTTTTATAGCAGAAACCAAGCTATAAAATAATGACGAATTAACCATTGAAGCTTCGTCAAGTACGATAATATCACTAGGCAATCTATTGTCAGAGTTATAAACAAAACCTGTCTTGTTAAAACCAAGCAACCTATGAATTGTACTTGCAAATAAACCTGTTGCCTCGGTTATTCTAATCGCAGCTTTAGCAGACAAAGCACAAGCTGATATAGAATAGCTTTTATATATCTTTGTGAGCCCTCTTAAAATTGAGCTTTTACCTGTTCCTGCTCTACCTGTTATAAGCACTACATGGCTGTTGCAAGCCTTATATATCTCTTGTTTTTGTTCGTCTGTATAGCAAAAACCTTGTTCTCTTTCTGCTTCTGAGACACCCTTTTCAATGTTAATCTTATAGTCTGTTTCTTGTTCATTGAGATTTTTTAGAATATCCAAAATAGATATTTCGGTTTTGTATTGGCGTAATAGTCCTACCTTATCGTCCTCAAAATGTAGAAATATCTCATGTTGCTTTTGTGCGGATTTAAAATTCTCGTACATTTCATAACAATCGTTTATATTATCTCTTATCGCACTATCCAATACAGACTCTAGCACATATGAATGACCGTCATTGTTTCCAACGCTCTCAAGATAATACTTAACAAATGCCACAACTCTTTTGGTTGATATCCTGATATCTGGATTTAACTTCAATGCCAAATCATCGACTCTCTTAAAACCCAAACCACGAATTTCTGTCATAATGTAAGGATTGTCAAGTAACTTTTCCTTCAATAATTGAGGATTAGGCTCATTGGAGATCAATTTACTTATCATGGCATATGTTACACCCAACGGCTGAAGCATGATAAGGATATCTGAAATAACATAGTTATTCAATATATTGTCTTTTATTCTATTCCAACTCTTTTCACCTATACCCTTAATTTTTGTAAAATCAATTTCTTTGTTGTGAATAACATCATCAATTATATTGGGGTAGACAGCTAAAATGTTTTTTGCTTGCAGTTCTGTGACCTGAGTTTTCAAATATGCTATTTGTTGTTCTTCTGTCTTAGGCACATTTGCAGTAATGGAGATTGGTGTATACTGATACGAATTATATTTATTGTTAAAAGAGCAAGTAACCTCAGCATTGTATTCGACACCGATTGTTAAGCGTTGCATTTTACCTGCCAATGTGCTACCTTTTAACTGCTTTGGATTATCACCAAAGGGATCGTCATAACAATCATAAAAATATGGAATGTCATCAGAAGTTGTTGTGAATGTATACACTCCCCAATTGCTATTTTCGTTATAAAATCGCTCCTGTTGAGGAACGATTTTAAACTTAAATGTTTTTTCTGTCATGTCTTTTCTTCCTTTCTGAAAGCCACTCAGCATATGGTCGCATAGCCTGTATTGTAACTTTATCTTCGTCTGTTTTTCTGCATTTAATAGCAATCTGAGAGCCTTTCTTGACTAAATCTTCATACTGTACAAGTTGACTATTCCAAAGAACACCCTCTATGATACCGAAAGTGGAGTAAATATTCACAAAAGCAAATGGTTTTTTATTTCTGTCCTTTTTCTTTTGTACTCTGGAAATAACACCTACAACAACACAATCATTGTCATTTTCAACGGTTTCAAAAGCTGTTGTTAAATAGGGGAGTGCTTCTTCAAATGGGTTATTGTGTATAAATATCTGTAATGCCTCAAACTCCCAAAAATCAGCGTTTTCAAGATATTTGTTATTGGTTAAAAGAAATTGTTTCAACCTATCTTCTTGCTGTAGGTCAAACTTTTCTTTCTTTTTCTGATTTGCAAGAGTGAGTAACAGATCTTTGTTATAATCATATTTACCATTACCGATACGATATTTTTCAATATCAATATCATAGTCAATAATAAGCTTGTTATATGTTGGTAACTTAGACAATTCTTTATACTCTAATGGTTTATACAATGACTTCAAATACTTTAACAAACAACTCTTTTTATCTTTCGTAGGTATTGCACCTGACTTCATTAAGTTAATAATCTGAGTTTTTGTCAGTGTTGTTCTTGATAGCAAGTCTGGAAGTTTTTTATATTTGCCGTTCTTCTCACGCTCAGTAACAATCTCTTGGGCTATTCGTTCACCAATGCCTGTAATTGCAGAAAAACCAAACAACACATTATTATCGTAAATAGAAAAATCGACTTGTGACTTATTAATATGAGGTGGCACTACAGATACTCCAAACTGTTTAGAGTCTACAATGTATTTATTCACCATACCTGCCTTATCCTTATTCAAATTGAACAAGGCTTTGAAAAAATGAACAGGGTAATTTATTTTTAAATAAGCAGTTTGGAAGCATAGAACAGCGTAGCTATAACTATGCGATTTGTTGAAGCAATACCCACCCTTGGCAGCAAGTTCTTCACTAATAGCTTTTGCTATATTTTCATCATATCCGTTATCAATAATTTCTTGATATAGTTTTTTAGACTCTTCTTTAACTAATTCAGGCATCTTTTTACCGATAGCTTTGCGGTACTTGTCGCTACCACCATAACTTCTACCACCAAAAACACGCACTATTTCCATGATTTGTTCCTGATAAATACACTGACCGTAAGTGCTTTCCAAAATAGGCTTCATGTCGGGGTGTATATAGGTGATAAGTGAAGGATCATGCTTACATTTAATAAACTCCTCCAAAGCCCCCATTGAATCAGGTCTATACAATGCCAAAACAGCCGACAAATCTTCCATATTAGTTGCTTGTAGTCTGAGCAGTAAGTCTTTCATACCTGCACTTTCTACCTGAAAAACACCATTCGTCAATGCTTTGTTTAACAGTTCAAATGGACTTCTATCATTTTCAAATTTGGGGTTGTTGATATTTATATCATATTCAGATAAGTGCAAGTCATTTTGAATTTCCTGCACCATTTTTAAAGTTTGTACACCCAAAATATCAAACTTAATAATGCCTATTTGTTCGACAAGCCTTTTATCAACCTGAATGACGTGTTCACCGTCAGAGCCTAGTTTCATTGCCATATAGTCGCTAATATCGGTATCAACAATACCGACACCGCCTGCGTGACAGCTAACCGTTTTAACCCTACCACTTAATTTGCCTGCTATGTCAAGCAATTCACTGTATTCAGGGTGTTCGGATAAATAGTTTAGATTGTTGTCAATACACTCTTGGAATGTATTGTACGAAAACTTTTTGGATAGTTTATCCATTTCATTATATTTAAAACCTAGTATTTTACCAACATCTTTTATGGCTACAACAGGTGTTATATACGAGAAGTTTATAATCTGACAAACACGATTTTCACCATATTTATCAATGAGATAATTTATTACTGTAGGTCTGTCTGAAACATCGATGTCCAACTTTACTACCTTACATTTCTGCAAGGAATAGACTATATCTTCACCATGCGTATCACACTTGTAGTAATACGTTTAGGTGTGTGGCACTTCGAGTTAAGAATTTCACTTGACCCTACGCTCCTTTGAGCTAGTCGTTTGACGTTTTGTACTTATGATTTGACAAAGTGCTATACCTTTTATTAAATCATAAAATGCAACTTCGCACAGGATTGTCATATCGTCAGACAGAACGACTTAGATGTTCCCTGTTAGCTAATTAATACACCGCCATTTCCTGCGGCTACAATTATAATAATTGTTTAATTAACACCCTATATTTTATAGGTTCACCACACTTAACACATATGGTTTCCCATATGCTCGACCGAAAATCAATCTGGCATTGAAACTCTCTCAGGATTGAGGAACAATTTGTTATTAACCATAGGCTCTTTATCCTATGCTCTGGAGGTTTCCCTCATTTTCATCTGTTGGTTACTTCCAACCCAGTTTAGACTATATTTTTCAAACTTCATTCATTTATTTAAAGTTTTTATTCCGTCTTCGTGGGAAATTATTGGCTCTAAAGTCTCATTTCCTAGTCGTTACACACTTTCTTTTATCACTAAAAGATTTGGCTCGGTATTCCCTTTATCTCACCTAGTTATAGGTTTAGGGTTTCTTAGTCAGCTTATTCGTCTATGGTCTTGTCTCATTATCGGTTTGCTCTCAATGAGAAGTCTTAGTTTGCTGATACCGAATTAACGGAATTTAACGAGTGCAACCTATCTACGCTCAAAAATCAATCCATATTTAATAGGATTAAGGTCAGTTATACCTATCGTATAGCATACAAGGCTTCCTGCTCCAGAGCCACGTCCTGAACCTATTTTAACTTTGTGAGTTTTAGCATAATTAATAAAGTCCCATACAATAATGAAATAACCGTCAAAATTCATTTGATGAATAATTCCCATTTCATAATCAAGTCGGTCTTTCATTATTTTCTGTTCTTCTTTAGAAAGTTTGTCAAAATTTCTAGTTTTCCACCCCTCATCAATAAGATACAAAAGAAATTCATTATTAGACTTATATCCGCTTGGCAGGGGATATGTTGGCAACTGTGGGTCTTGAAAAGGCATATGTACTTCTTCTATCATATCAGCTAAAGCATTAGTCTGATTTAAACCTTTTGTGACATTATTTACCCCAATTTGTTTATCCATAGTTGTATGAATTTCTTCTTCACTTTGCAGATAACAGCCCTCGTAACTCTCTGACATTGTTTCAGTATCATGTGCTATCTGAACGTGTCTACCTTGATAGTATAAATCTTCCTTTGTGGCTGCGTGGCTATCTGTAGTAATTATGTATGGTGTGTTTGTTACCTCAGATAGTTTCAAAATCTTCTTATTATAATTAGCCTGATCCTCTGATTTGTGAGATTGCATTTCCAAATAGAAATTAGGAAATGACGATTTGTATTCTTCGATATATTTAACACAAATATTAAAATCACTTTCTTTAGCTAATTTTGAAGCCAAACAAGCAGAACAAATAATTAAATCTTCTGTATACGGGGCAATATCTGAAATCTGTACTCTAGGCTTAAAATAAAAATTTTCAAGATTTGACTTAGTAATAATTTTATTTAAAGCCTTTCTACCATTCTCATTTTTTGCGAGAGCGATAAGATGAAAATACTTATTGTTTTTATCTTTTACAGCCGTATCGAAACACTCATATAGCTCTACGCCATATATTAATTTAATATCAGGATATTCTTTAGATAATTGATCGAAATATATCCATGAATATTGGTTGCCATGTTCCGTAACTGCATATGCTTTAATACCGACTTTTCGGCATTGTTCAAGCATTTCTTTTGGTGTACCATAGCCGTCCAATAACGAATACATGGTATGGTTATGCAAAGAACTATACATTTTCAGCCTCCTCGTATTTTAAAATAACTATCTGAGGGGTAATTACACCCTTGTACTCAGAAACATTGAGCTGGCATAGAGCATTAATACAAATTTCATCATCATATCCGTTCAAAAAGTCTAATACTTTATCGTCACTAGGATTACAAAACTTAATTATTGCAATGTTATCATCAGTAATAAACTTCCATGTATCTTCATTTTTACCCATGACAACGCCTTGGTTATGCTCCAAAACTATATTATTAATGACAAATAATGGCTCTTTAATTCCTGTACCGTAACAATTCTCCAGTGATGTAACATCGGAAATCATTCCAATATTAAATTCGTCATAATCAAAGCAAAAATCTATTGGTAAAGGATTGTCTGAATTAATATTTTTATTTAAAACTTTAATAGCTTCAGCTACGTTCTCAGCTTTTATCTCAAAACCGAAAGCATTTGCGTGACCCTGACACCAATTAAACAAATCTGTTTTAAGCAACTCAGCCTTTAAATCTAGCACATAGCTGTTATCAAAGTTTCTAGCAGACCCTCTATATACATTATTTTCTTCGTCTTTGCGGAGTATTAAGCAAGGTTTTTTCGCATAACTAGCCATTTTCATGGCTATTAATCCAGAAAATACACTTGGAATATTGTTGCCTTTTAAGAATAAAACTGTATTTTCGTCATTAGCTACGCTTTTCCTTAACGCAGGAAGTAACTTTTTCACTTGATTATCCTGTCTTGATTTAGCGTTTTTACAGAGTCTTACAACTCTTTGATAAATATTTTCTTTTGTAGTTTCACTTTCGCCACGTTTTTTATATTCAAATTCTTCGTCCTGTTCAATAAACGCTCTGAAAAGTAAGTCCTTTTCTTCCATGTCACCAACTCTACACATTGCGTTTATCAGGGAAGTAATACAAAATGCAATAGTATGAGGATTAACCTTGCCTTTCATGGAATAATTTTGAGCATTAATAAATTCTTCAAAACATTTATTTGTGACGTTATAAAGACCCTTGTCAATAAGCCTTTTTGTTTCAAAAGAACGTAAATCCATAATGTCAGAAATATTAGCCAATGCCACAAGGTCAAGGTAGTCATCGGCATAGTCGTTCCAATAATAATCGTCAAGTGCTTGTAGAAATTTATATACAATTCCTGCACCGCATAATTCTTTATTAGAGTATTCTGAACTGCACTGATTGTTTACTATAACTGCATATGGGTTTGTTCTTTCAACATCATGGTGATCGAGAACAAGTACATCAACACCTTGTTCTGCTAATTGTTTGCATTGTTCAGTATCATTACTTCCTGCATCGGGAACAATCAACAATTTTGTGCTTTCAGGTATTTCTATCTCAGAAGAAATACCATGTTGCTTTCCAGAATGTATCAGATATGTAATATCAATTTCTTTGTTAAGCCGTTTCAGATAAGAATATATTATGGCAGCACTGCACTGACCATCAACATCGCAATCAACAATAATCGCTATTTTACTATTGCTTTTAATGTGTTTATCTAGCATTTGAACCGCTTCATTAATATTGTCAAGATTATCATAAGAAATTAATACATCATCGGTTAAATGAGTGTATTCACTAACGTTAGTTATTCCTCTATTAGTAAAAATAGATATTGGAATATGACAATAATCATTATTACCTATTATTTTATAATTCATGTTTTGTTGTTTCACTTCCCATTCTTTATAACTTGCGTACATTTGGCAATCAACTGCTTAAACTTATCGGGATTATCTGTTGGACTTTCTTTTTCTTCCAGTAAATTATCAGTGTCAACAATAGCACTGATTTGAATACAATCCAGAAATTTGTCAGCTATATCGTTTAACTCTTCTATGGTTACGTCTTTATCAAAGCAAAATATAATATGAGAACTCAGCCTTGTCAGCATATTTATTTGATATTGGCTTATTTTCTTGCCACAAGTTGCTACACAATTCTTTATTCCCATGTTCCAAAGTTGCATAACACCTTTTTCAGCTTCAACCACATAAACGTAGCCTGTTCGAGCTATATATTTTTCGGATAAATAAAGTCCATATAATAGTCTAGCTCTGTTACAACGCTCCAAATATATATACTTAACTCTTTGTTCTTCTTCTGTCATTTCTTCTTGCTTTAAAAATAGTCTACCCTTAACACCGACTAATGTCCCCATTTCATCTCTTACAGGAATTGTAATTCGATTGGAAACATCGTCATAACCTATTTCAAATAGCATTTGAGTATCATATGAGATATTATCTTTCAAAAAATAATCATTTACGGCAGGGAAGTAGTATGATAGAACATTTTCCTTAATCGGCTTTAAAGGTTGCATTTCTTCGTAATTAGACTCATCATCTGCCATTTCAGAAATAAATTTCGTGAATTTTAGACTTTCAGGTAAATCGTCATACTCGTCTTTGTAATAGTCAATATTGCACCAACTACAAACTTTACGAATAGCTTCGTAAAATGTACAGTTACAAAAAAACTGTACAAGGTCAAAAATATCTATCGTATCTAAGCCTGAACTACTATGTATTTCTCGTGTGTAGTCAACAGTTAAAAGACCTTCATTGAGATAAACAGTGATCGCCCCTTGATTATCTCCATCAGGATTGCCACACTGAACATAACCTACTTTACAGGAAATATGGTGACAACCTATTTCGTCAAGTATGACAGGAACATAATTGTTCTCTAGTATTTTTTCTTTGAGGACAGAAATATCCATTTTATCCTCACTTTCTTCTTAGTTCTCCGACTTCATACCAAGTGTTCAAGTCCAAATCAACTTCAAATACAACTTTCTTTTTACAACCAAATCTGTTTTTGTCTACATTGCCCACATAATACCTCTTACCAACTTTAAGTTCACATTCAACATCTTTGCCCCATTCGGCATCATGCTGAACATAGCGATATTTATGAAAATCTCCAACAGATATTTCTTTAAACAGTGTCATCGTCCATATAATATGCTTTAGCTGTTTTGCATTAGCAATATTATTAGAATTTAATTCGTCAGGTTTACAAAACTCTGTATCATCTGTGAGCTGAATTGAGAGATAACCAAACATATTTAGTTGCTTTGCCAAATCAGTGAGTTTTGTCACCGTTGCTTTTAAAGCCGCCCAATCTCCTGTGGCTTGTGTGTCTTGCTTACAGGTATCGTAAAAGAAATATTTTGTACCATGAGTTAGATTAGCTTTTCTTATTTCAAACTCTAGTGTTTTGTCATCATAACCGCCAGCCATATCCTTAACGAAAATAAGCTCATTAGTTTCAGCCTCAATCCATTTGGCGATTTTCATTATTTTTACATATTCCTCTGAATTTTCAGCGACCCTTTGAATATACTCTTGCAAGGTTTCTGTTGATTCTCCCCAATCGTCTGTTTTCTGATATATGTATTCACCTGATTTATCCTTGTACAAACCAAGTGTTAATTCCTTTTCAGGTTTCTTTAATTTGATGCCGTGTAACTTTTGAAACTCAACATTATTTATACACGTTGTAATCAGACACTTTCTAAGATCGTCAACACCCATCTCGTTAAGCATAACAAAGACTCTTTCATGTTTTACAAGCGTTAAATATGCAATGATTTTTGTCATAAATCGTGATTTTCCTGCGTTAGAAAGCATACCAATAGCCATTGTCGAGCCTAGTTTGCAACCTCTAAATATATCATTTAGAATAGGAAAGGGAAGTGACACGCCCAAATCGGGCTTTTCCATACACGCAATAAGCGATTGTTTAATGTGGCTATTCAGAATTTCGGCTTCTTGGTTTGTCAAGATCACCGTATGTATTCTATCTGCTTTACCTCTAATTAATCTGTAGATGTCAGAAGCCGTAAACTGTTCAAATTTCTTATGCTCTACAATTTTTGTAATATCAAAACCATTTCTTTGATACTCTCTCAACAAAGAATACTTTTTAATGATTTCTTGATACTTACCAATGTCATCAATTATAGCAATTTTCATCCAACTGTCAAGAGTTTTCCAACCACCATACTTTTTATACAAAGAAAGTCTTTCAGGCTCTTCTGAAAAATAGGTTAAAATAGTAGTTTTATTGAATGTTTGTGTCCTAGTTTTGTAGATTATTTCGGCTGAATCATAAAAAAATCGTGTAACTTCATCTGAAAAATCGTATTTACTACGGATATATTGTCCGTAATTTACCAGCAAATCAGGCTGTTTGTAAATACAACCCACAAATAGAACTTCGGTAGGAACGTTTGTTATAATATCCATGTTTGTCACCTACCTAAATTTCATCAATGATACTGTCAATATCAAGGCTGTCATTATTTTTATCACGTTCTTTGGGAAATTTTGATGTTGCCATTTTTTCATAATCTATATTAACTTGTTCTTCGCTTGTACCTGTTTTAGCCAATGCCTGTTCTTCTTTCCATTTCAAATAACCATCATATTTAGATAGGATAATAGCGAGATCATATGTAACTAACGCTGCACCTTCGATTTTTTTACCTTTACGAGTATTAAACTCGTGTACTTTACGAAGAAATGACATTTTCTTTCGCCACATATCCCATAAATCTTCAACGGGAACAGGTTTGTTCAAATTCTTGTAAGTGCCTTTATACACCTTATCAAGATTTATAAAAAAATATTTTGGCAAGAATGAAATATCATATTGTTTATATAGCCAATCTGTAAATTGTATTCTTGTTTTTTTGTCCTGCTTGTCTTTCTCTATCTGTTCTTTTGTTCTTCTTTTTGCCAAGTATTTCACCGCCTTAATTAGAATAGCTAAATAAGGCAAGTGAGGGAATAACCCTCACCGCTTTATTTATTAAAAAGTTAAATCTTTGAAATGACTTCAAGAACCCTTTCGAGAGTCTTAATATCGGTGATCTTCTTCATTTCTGTTGGTTTAATAGGCAGATTTTCTGCTGAAAGAGCTTCCTTTGCCTTTGTCTTACCGACAGGATTAAGACTTTTCATAACGGCTGAAATCTTATCCAAAAGTTCTGTTGTCTGATTTTCGACAGAGTTTTCATTTGTTTCAATATTATCAACTGGCTCTCCGACCTTGCCCATAACTTCCTTTGTATAAATATCCTGCTCAATATCGACAGCCTTTGTAAGGTCATTCTTAACAGAAAACTCTTTCTTATCCTTTGTTCTATCAATAATGACCTGCCAATCAACAAGTGACAAATCTTCAACTGTTTCCTTATCGTGTACACCTGTCCTGTCCTTGCTGATATACGCACAGAAATTATTATCCTCATTAATGTACATTCTGACAACAGTTTTAACATTATAGTTCATCTGCTTAAAGCCATCAGGAATTTTTCTACCTGTTGCAACACTTGTAATCTTGCCGTCATCACCCTTTACTGAAACCTTTTCATCAGTTTCCCTTGCGGTTACAATAAAGTGCGCTCCGCAGGACATAAGGTCAAGTATCAAGTCCTGTCCCTTAAAGTTGATTGTCTGATAATCACGAAGTTCCAATCCTGCATTTTCAATGGCAACAAGTTTTTCATCACCAATAAGCTCTTTCTTCTTTGCCTTAACGCCATTTCTCTTTTTAGACAGCTCCACAAGTGCCTGCTTAGTCGTCAGGTTAAGAATAGTTGTACCATCAACTACAATAGCATCAGCTCTGAATGGTTCACCATCTCCGTCAAGTACAACCTCGTCTGTTTCGTTACCCTCATCATCGAGAACATGAAAATCTTCCTTGTTCTTAACCTTATTTATGTATTCTCTTGTTTCACCAAGGGATTGAGTATACACAATATAAATATTCTCAGTGTTAATGCCGTCAGCTTCAAGCCCACCGATAAAATCATCAATAGAGCCGTTCTCATTATCTATGTAAAGAACTCTAAATGGCTTGCCGTCAGGTCTTTTAAAATAAGCAAGCTGCAAGGCAAGTGTTGACTTGCCTGTGCCTTCTTCTCCAAAAAGTATCATCTGAAGCTTGCTCTGTGTCTGTGTTGCTTTTCTTGCTCTAGCCATATTTTTTATCTCCTTTTATATTATCGTTTCGTTGTTAATAACGGTGAGTAGCAACAATTTACCACTCATCGTCCTCGTCTGTCAGATCATTATCTGAAACAGAACCCCAATCATTATCATCAGAACCAAAGTCCTTATTTGCGTTTTCGGTAGCCTTTGTCTTTGCGACGGCCTTGTCAATTATCTCCTCCGAATATAGTTCTGTATCTACACTGTCCTTATCAGCTCCGGTAATCAGAAGTATTCTCTTTGTTGGATTGTTCACTCTATCCATAGGGTTGCTTTCGCCCCAACCGTCATCATTATCTTCCTCAATTTCTTCGATGTCATGTTCTATGACAATATCACCAAAGACTTTAAGAGCTGTATATGGCTTGAGCTTTCTTAGAGTGCTTGCAAACTTTGACTTTGACTTGTTAATTACAAATTCCGCATCTTCTATAGAATTATAAGTTACAATCTTTGCAGATACAGTGAAGTTACCTTCATCATTCTTCTCAATACCCATGAATACAATGACCTGTTCAAAATTGCCAATAACATTGAAGTCCTCTGCGTCAAAATTTATATCTTTACAAAGTGAAATCTGTGACGGAACAAATCTTGTCTGGTGTCTATCCTGATAGGTGGAAAACTCATTCTTTCCTCTAACGAATACGGACATACCGTCCTTTGCGTTGTCTGCTATGTACTTACAAGCATCATATTCAACAAGTATCTTCTTGTCATTTACTTCCTTACCTGTCGAGTCAGTCACTTTTGTCAAGCCAAGATTAATTCCAATAGGTCTAAAATCCTTTTTGTTAAATGTAAATCTGTCAGCCCACTTTACCTTTTCTGTTGTTGTCTTTCTATCCTTACCTTTGCCCTCGGTCTTAGAAAAATATACTACGTCTCTTTCCATACCATTAAGGTTTATGTATACAGACTTATTCTTATCAATTTCAACTCCTACATTAACCATTCTCATTGGCTTGCCTGTAGAGGTTGTCAGCTCTGTATAGAACTTGTCCTTATCACAGCCTGTCAGCTTACCTCTGATCTGAAAACTGCCCTTTGTTTCCTGAAGTCCAAGACCCTTATTATTTTTCTTTTCAGCCATTTTATTTCTCCTTTTATGTATTTATCAAATTTTGTTGTCAAATAAAATTATCATTTTGTGAACTCAAAATCACACCATCTTATCAATCCTTCTTTCTAAAACGTCTCAAATTTAATTTATGAATTTGATACAGCCTCTCTGTAATTAACATCAATAATCTCTATTGCCACTAGCATTTCCTTCATATCACTTTCATCACAACAATCAAAGAAAAGACCATTTCCATCGTCATCGTGTAAATTACAAGAAAAGCACTCATTGTATTCGTCAACTTCAAGATTGCAGTTACTTGAAGTAATATCGCTATTATTCAGCGTATCAAAAATATCTGGATCAAGAAGAATACTGCCTCGGCAATTCCCACCGATTTCAGTGGTGAACCAACCCTTGTACTTGCCACGCTGCAATGTATATTTAATTTCGTGTAGGTTTTCACCATCATTTGGGCTATATGTTTCCATTACTTTTCCTCCTTCATGTTTTCAAGTTCTTCGTGCAATGCAGTACCGAAATTATTCAACGACTCTGCTAACCATGTGTCAGCAATATCATATCTATGAATTAGATTATATATTGCCTTGTTTATATCAGAGTGCGAGAACTGCTTATCACATCTATACTCAGATTTTTCTTTAGGGTTTATTTTAGTATCAAAAAAACGTATCTCTTTATTATCACAACTAGCGTTAGGAAAATATATTCTAGCCAAGGCAAGCAAAGCACCAATATATGCACTATATGTATCATCAGAACAACATTTTGAAGTGCCAACTCTTACTACCTTGCCGTATTCTTTCATTTTGGCAACTGTTGTCTTATCATGAAATGTAATCTGAATTTCACAGTCAATATCGGACGATATTTTCTTTAAACAGTTAGCAAAACTGCTATAAATGTGAAACATACTATCACCACCATTTGGCTTAATTGTTTGGTATCTAACCATTTTCTTATTGTCTATATACTCTATTGCTTTAATCCTTATTACGTTTCCAGTTTCGGTCACTCTATTGTCGAAACCATCTAAACCAACTCGATAAAGTTCTCCAATCTTAAACTTTCTTTTGTTCATGCTCATTAAACTCCTTTATTTATATCAATCCCTGTAATTTCTTTGAAGATTTCTGCATCAAAATTTGGAAGTGATTTGATTACATTCTTATCACAATCTGAAAGAGTATTCCACCATAGTTGATTACATTCGATTTTATCAAGCTTTTTCAGATAACCACCTGTTGTCTTATACTTAGGATACTGTTCTTTTTCTTCTTCGGTCATCTTATCAGAATGAACCCATTGAAGAGCATTGTATGAAATAGTATTTAATAGTTCTTTCGCTTTTGAACAACGCCAATCTTCAATACTCCAATCAGAAGGCTTATTAAACATCAAAATCTTTGATTCCTCGGTGTTAAAACAACCACTTGAAAAATTAGTCTTGTTCCAATCACCAGTATTGTAATCACCATCGTTGCAGTTACCGCTGTTATAACTACCATCGTTGCAGTTACCACTGTTGTAATCACCACTGTTACAATCAACAGTGTTATAGTTACCACAGTTGCAGTAACCACTGTTATAATTACCACTATTATTCTTGCCAGTATTATAAGTGCCACTGTTGTAGCTGCCACTGTTATAATTGCCACTATTATAATTGCCAATGTTACCAAATCCCATGTTGGCTTTTCCTGTATTAAGCATTCTCAAAACTTCTTCCCATGAGATTTCCCTAATAATCTTAATTTTATTAGTACAGTGTTTACTTCCATCTATTTCTGTGTCAATTTCTCCAAGAGCTTCAACTTCGGCGACCTTATTATTAGGGTTAAAGGAATAATAGTTAAAGCAATCTTTTAGTTCTGTGCAAAAATGAAACCCTCTGTTGCAACATGAAGGTGTCATGCAACATGAAGGTGTCACATCTTCTTCAAAAGTTTTGCCAACTGAGTATTGAAAACCTCTACACGTCCAATCGGGTTTAAAAACTTTATAACCTTTCATTGTTTTACAACTCCTTTGTTTTTTTTACAATAAAATGTGTATTTTAACGCTCTTTTCAGAACGGAATAAAAATTAAAATCTATGTCAACAGCATGGCTGCTAATTACAATAACTATAATCAAACATCAAAAACACAATCACCCAAAGAAACTTCTTTACCACAACAAGGACAATAAATACTTCCCCAATCACCATTATCCCAATACTCAGGCTCGTCTACTTCGTTCCAATTAACATAAATATCAGTATTACAATGAGGACATATCAAACTTATTTTATAGGGCTTCATATGTACTGTAAAAATAACCTTATTATTTTCTTTTAGCATATCTTCCATTCCTTCAAACCACATTATTAATTTTCACTTCCCATTATTAATTAAATTTTGTAAATAAAATATTTGTTTGTCTATCAGTTCTATAAAGTCAACATAAAAAGAACAAGGATACTCTTTGTTACGAGTGCAAAAATCCTCAAAATAATCTTTAATATATCCAAGAGTACAAACAATGTTTGCAATATCTTTATTACTTATTTCTGCAAGTTGTTTATTGTTATCTAAATTATGACAATACAAATCTGTATTTATTTTTACAGTATCAAAATCAACTAAGTTTTCAATAGAACTTATATCAACAACATATTCATCTGTATCTTTTGCTCTTGTTGTTATAAGTACATCTGAATTTTTATTATAGGTGGATAATTCTTTCATTAACTCAAATAGTTTCAATTATATTAAATTCCTTTCTATATAAAACAACTACATTCGGTATACCCTCAAATTTGACATTGTATGAATACCAACCCTGATTAAATTCATTACTTCCGAATCTATTAGCATAGGTGATAATGCCTACCTTGTTTTCATAGTCATATATACAATCTTCTTTAGGTTCAAGATATTTAGGTTTTATTTTTACCCTAGTACCTTTAGGTAATTTGGTTTCACTGTATTCAGTTTCAATTATATGTTCTATTCTAGTTTCAACAAGTTCTTTAGTTATTTTATATAAAGTATTTATATATTCTGTACTTAATTTATTCAGAATACTTTCGTCCATAAAATATTTTAAGATACTAGCTCTATTATCACTACAATCAAATAATGCAGTTAATTTAAAAAAATCTTCTTCTGTTATTGAATTTATATTATTAACAATATCAAACCTCATATCCTGTCTTTCCTCCTAGACTTACTTTTATTTATAAAATCTGCAAAAACATTACTTGTAATTTTTGCATCGTAAATTTCAGAATGAGTTAAAAATGACATAGGTAAAATAGTACCTTCATCATATTTTGTATAAGGTGTACCATCAACTAAAACTTCAAGAGCAAAATAGTCCTTATCAGTATTAACAACCTTAATATAAAGATGTGGGTCGAATTTTTCAGTATAAAACTTATAATAGTCATAAGGATAATTTTTAATGTCTGACAGTAAAAGTTGTATAATATCACCCTCATATACATAATGTCTACCTATAATATAATCAGTTCTTTTGCATATTTTATTTAGGTCTATCATAATTATTTAATCCTCTGTTATATTACTATCTTTTTTACACATAATACATTTAGAAACAGAACCTTGACAAATATCTGACCTACCACATTGTATACAATAGGGGTTATGCTCGGTATCCATTTTATCTATTTTCTTTAAATATTCCTCAAAATATTTATGTTGTTCTTCTATCTGTTCCTCTGTGGCATCATCAATATTAATTATTTCTACTCCACATTGTTCTGCAATTCTTTCTATACCTTCCATAGATAGATTCATTTTAGTTCACACCTTATTTACTTTTCTTCATTTGTTACTGCTATTACAAATAGCACATTCAAATGTATTGCCCTTACAATTATCTTTACAAGTACAATATTTACAGAGATTATGTTCAGGGTCTGTTATATCTGCAATGGACTGCATAAGAGATTTACTTTGTTCATCTAATTCTTCTTGTGTGGGATTTTCAATTATTCCTATTCCATTTAATTTTGCTATTTTCTCTATATCTTCCATTGATATCATTTTAATTTTCCCCCTAATTAAATAAGTTCAAAATATTTTACAAAATCTTCCCAAACAATGTCTACTGTCCCACCAATCGTTGTGATTTTAAAACGTGGTTGCCAAGTATCTGCACGTAAAGCAACATAATTTATCGTCACCACTTGATTTATAGGTATAGGCTCTAAATGGGAAAAAAGTGTATGAATAGTAAATTCCGTATTCGCAGGTATGGTTTCCTTAAAGCACTCTGGAGCATACGGAGAATCTTTAAAAGTATAATCCTTGGTACATCTACACTTCTTACCTTTTAAATACTTATTAAAAAGTTTAAGATAATCTTCTTTTTTAGTATACTTACTTAATTCTCTATCTGTTACCCATTGCCTAGTATTATTAGAAAGGTCAATAAGGTAGTTGTCATTTATATAATACACAACTTTACCTAATGTAGGTTTTGTAAAAGAATTTGTGTAGATTATCTTATCTCCTATTTCATATCCACCAAATCTCATTTTTACCCTCCAAAATAAAGCCACCACTTAGAAGCTTTTGCATTTATCTGCTTTTCCTTCAACTCAGTTATCTTCTTATTATTATCTTGATATACCTTTATCTGTTTCTTTACGAGTTCATCTGATTTTAAATCAGGATAAAGGCTTACAAGAGTAATAGAACTTTCAGAAGAAGTCATAGCATAGGTGTCACTTTCGTATTCTTGATATTGCTTTACAACTATATCAATCTGTTCCTCAATTTTATTGTTTTGTTCAGTATACATAGTAATCTTTTCAGCTATATATTTAGAACTTACAACAGAAGCAGTAAAACCTAATGTTATAAATAAACAAATAACTGTTACAAAACCAAATAAAATTAGAGAAATAAACCATCCTGCACTATCTTTTCTAGCTTCATTACATTTCTTATTGAATATTATAGATATTATAAGCATAGTGATTGATATAATAAATAAAAGTGTAATCATAAATAATTCTCCTCATATGTAAAATGTAAACTAAGTGATAGTTTGTGTATAAATTGTGTATAAAAGATGAGATATGCGTTAATGGCGTTGACAAGTTAATTGACCCATGTTATAATAAAACAAAAAGGTAAACAACTTGAAGTAAACAAAAGGTGGTGAAAATATGTTAGAAATATTCAATAGTTTACTAAGTGCAATATTGTTTATAGGCAATATGTGTAAACAACTAATAATCAACGTTCCATTCTTGGGGTTTGTTCTTATTGCCCCGATCGTAACAGGTATCTTTAAATTTATAAACCACAAAGTCAATAAATACATCTAATATTCATTCGTAAGCCACTCTTTTGAGTGGCTTATTTTTTTGTTTATTCATCGCCACAGACCCAATTTTTCAGTTCGTCTGCTGATTTCTCGCACGTTGGTTTCATCTTAAAGAATTTCCAATGTGAACCATAGTCCACCATAAGTTCCATATCTTGAAACCAATAACGCCTATAGCGTTCTACATTACACAATGCGTTGTCTATGATGTAATCATTAATAGCCTGATTACATTCTTGTGGAGTTTTGTAACTCCCTATAATCTTTTTGCTTATACTTTTCTCACCGTATTTCATCAAGTAAAGTTTAATCATTTTATCACCACCTTTGTTTTACGTTATTTTATATTTGTAACCTAAAATACGTTACAAAATATTTTGGTTGGACTAGCTGGATTCGAACCAGCGGAATGAGAGAGTCAAAGTCTCTTGCCTTACCACTTGGCTATAGTCCAATATTAGCACTGCTTTCACAGTGCTTTTTGTTCACCTGCCTTTACAAATCAGTTTGCAATTTGTAATCAACTAATCGATGAACCGTTATCGTTGTCGGCAACCGTAACCGACTTGGTGCAACTTAGGGGACTCGAACCCCTGACCCTTTGATTAAAAGTCAAATGCTCTACCAACTGAGCTAAAGTTGCAAGTGCAGGTATCACACTACATTCCCTTATGGTGGGATAAGCTCTGTACCTGCTATGCCAATTTGCTTTGTACAGCATTGGCAAACTGTACTGGTGTCACTGACGAGACTCGAACTCGCATGGATTTTTCCGAGGAATTTTAAGTTCCTTGTGTATACCTGTTCCACCACAGTGACAAGTGTACTTGTTTCAAGTGTACTCGTTTAATGGTGAATACATATAGATATGTACTCGTTTAATAGTGTAACTATATTATAATTCACTAATTAATAGTTGTCAATAGCAATATTATATAGTTTACAAAATATTAATATTTTTAGTAACAAAAATAAAAGTATTGTATTATCGGAAGAGATGATACAATACTTTTATTTTTTATAGTTTGCAATTACTCAATATTACTTATCTAACATTTGCTCTTTATAAATTAGATACTCGGTAAACAATCCCCTACGATTTGTTCCGTACCCGAAAAAGCCCAAAATTATATTAAAGTTGTATTTTGTAACATCTTTTTTCATTGCAATTGCACGTTTGGTAACTCGATAAAATAGCCCTGAAATTTCAATATCACTTACTCTTTTTATTATTGGGGCAAGAGTGCGGCGAACGTTTGCGACAAGAGCATTATTATTGCCTATGTCATCATTTAGCAGTCTAAATAGGGAGTCATAGTCATTATAACATCCAATTTCTTTTCCATGAGTATCATAAGAATTATCGTACATTTTTATGCAAATTGCACTTCCATTGTAAAAAAAATCTTTGTCAACAAATTTTCTCGAGCTAATATTTCTGCATAGCTCATCGTGCAGTATTTCCGAAATATCGTCGTAATAGGGCAATTTTAAATCAATGGTTCTAACGTTACCATTATCATCGCCAATATACAAAACCTTATTATCGATATCATAGTCGCCCTTTCTAAGTGATTTAATCTCTTTGTTAGACAGACCTATCCAAATCAAATAAGCGTATAACCTTGCGTAAACAAGATAGAAAATAACGTTACGACTAATAGTACTTGGATCTTCGTATAACTTATTTAGTTTTTCGTTAAGAGTTTCTATTGTCATATAATTTCGAGGGATATCTTTGTAGTTAATCTCAAAATTACAATCTATCCCCTCTTCAAATACCCATTGCTTTAAGTAACCACATTGACTATCATATGATCGTTTTGATACACCTGATAAATATTGATAAATATTATCCTGTAACGACAAATCTTCATTATATTTATTTAATAATCCCAAAAGAACTTGAGATTTTCTTTTGACAACTTCAATGGAAGCTTTCTGTGCGAACAAATGATGTTCTACACTTGTTCTAAGTTGGTCTATAGTGTAAAAACTGTTTAATGACATAAAAATCGTCCTTTCCTGATATAATGTTTACATATAATTGTACTAAAAATTGCCTATAATTATATGTATTATACCACAAAGGACGATTAAATGTCAAGTGTTCACCAATTAATGATGCAGGGCAAGCGAAACATAAATCGCTTGTTCAATCTGCTTCATAACATTAGGTGTCAAATGCCCAAGTGTTTTAATAACACTAGATTTATTAATAGTCAATAGCTGTTCACACAAAACGGTGCTAGTTTTCAGTAAACCGCTTTCAACACCGATTTTAACATGGGTTGGTACATATTTTTTTGTAGCACTTGTAATCGGTACAACTATTATGCAAGGGGAGTGTGCGTTGCCCATGTTATTCTGTACAACAATAGCTGGTCTCCTACCTGTCTGAACTGACTCGCCTACATTTGGCAGATCAACCAAAATTATATCTCCTCTAGTAACTATATTTTTATTAACTCTTCTTTCTCTTGTTTCTGTGGTTATTACTGGTGTTATGGTGTTAATCATACGACATTCAACTCCTCTCTATTAAACGTTTTGTTGTCTCTATTTGTCTTTTTTGTCGTATTTTCTATATTATAGTCTGCACTCGAATAATAGTCAATGTTTATTTGATTACTGATATGTTAATTATCTATGAAACGGGACGTTTTCAAAACTGAAATTACCGATATTAAAATTTAGATTTCCGACTTCTGACTTGCTCAAAATTCTTTTTACTTCAGAACTTATTTTGAATACCTGTGCCTTGTTATTTTTACTCTCGTAATTATCATATCCTATAACTTCTATTGGTACTTTACTGATAAGATGGCTATTTTGCAGACTCCATAAACCTGCAAATGCAAGCTCGTGTACATAATCGTACATGACATATGGTGTACATGAATAATCATATTCATCGTTCTCCGTGTCGCCAAACTGTAAATCTATATATAAATCTTTTAGACCGTCAAGCTGTTCCTCTGAAAGATTACCAAGTGTATAACAATCAATTGGCAGTATTGCTTCATGCTCATTTGTTTTAACTCTGGCAAAATCAATGTAATCAACTTTAAGAAAATTCATTAAATTATAACAATCCAAAGATTGAGGAGCAGGTGGCAAGGGAAGTGAGGGTACAACGTGTGTTCCATCATTTTCTCCAACTATGGTTAGTACAATATCTTTACAATTTATCATAACGGTACTGTTGTTATCTTCAACCGTCATTTCGGACAATTCAGTGAGATAGTCTACATCATCACCTAAGCCCAATGACATTATGTAATCGGCTAATAACAAATCATGTACCCTATCTAGTTCTAAGACAAGCCACTCAGGATCATCAAAATACGGCACTAATTTGTCACTTATGCTTTTTAGTGACTTGTATACAACAGGCTCATGCGACAATTTCAGAGCCGTTCCATAAATGTGGTCTGTATTTATGTTGTTAGTGATGATAAATTTGTTCCATAAATTCTCACGAGCAAATGTCATAAGCTCTTGTAATGTCATTTTTTTCATTTTATACACTCCTTTTATTCAATCTCAAAACGAACATCTGTTCTATAATGTTTATACTATACTACAAAACAAATGCTTTGTCAAGGGATATTTGTCCTTTATTTTGTACAGCAATAATTGCCATACTAATTACCACTATCACAATTCTATCACCATTCAATGTCTAAATCAATGATAAATTATTCCCAATAATAATTACACGATTTAACAGCGACAGTAATTTCTTCGGAAGTTCCATACAATGCCGATATAAACTTCTTTTCGGGTTGATGGGAATGAAAAAGACTCTCCATTCTCATTTACCCATATCTCATGTGACCCCTTACCTCTGCGTGAGTATGAAAACCCACGCTCGACAAGTAGCCTTTTAAATTTGTTTATGTTCATTCTGTTTGTTCGTCCTTCTTTTTTTAATTTTTGCAAGATTTGAAAACAAAACTTGCATTTTATTTACTTTAGTTTATTGTATTACACTTTCTCAACATTCTAATAATTCCACTCTGACCCTTTGGCGTTACCATAGGTGTTAGTCCTATTCTGACTTCGCCATTCTGTATGTATGAGCTTTCTTTTAACTGAAACCATGGCTGAGTGTCTATGTACCTCTGATAAGGCATATTCTTATGACCGTCCTTACAGCCTAACACTTTCTTCTCCCTCAGGAAATTAAATAGTCTTGTTCTGCCTATCTTTATTCCGTTCTTAGTTGCCAACTTTGCCATATCATTCATTGATATACAATCTTCAGAAGTTTGTATATGGCTCGCAAAGTCCACAAGAGGCTTATCCTGCTCTATCTTATTATTAAGCTGCCTGATCGTTGATAAATTGAGCCTGAACAGTTCTCTCGTCTGAGCATCGGCATTTGGCAGATAGGTGTTAATGAACATCTCGTCATTGGCTACATAACCGCCTGTCTTGCGTATAGTCGGGAGAACTTCTGATGTAACCCATTTTCTAAATGGCTTAACCTTTTCTGTTTTCATTTCCAACATTAAATCATAAAGTTGAGATTCATTTATGTATTTGTGTCCGTTGCGGACACAAGGGTGTATCTCTGCACTTTTCAAATTTTGGTCTATTCTATCTTTTCTAGGGTAAAGTTCGCCCACAGCATTTTTCTTAACTTGTCCTAATGCCATGCCAACAGAATAAATTTCAAACAAAACTGTTTGATCTTCAACAATTATTCCTACATTCATGTTTTGAAATTTCATTAAATTTTGCATAAAAAATACCTCCACAAATTATTGATAAGCATAACTTGACAAAGGTATCTATTTATAGTATAATTTAAACAGATGCCTTTATCTTAATAGATGTAATGATTCTTGACAGATACATTTATCTTTTATGAGTATGGGTAGACTAAATGTATGGGAACGTTTCAACTTGCTAGGGAGGAGCGTTCCTTTTCATTTATTCACCTTTTAATTTATTGTAAACCTCTTTTATACCTGCACGAATTATATCTGATTTAGATTTTCCAGTATGCTCGACACAATATTCAAGCATTTTTACATCTTCATCAGACATTCGTATTCTCGTGTTGTTATTCTTAGGATTATCAGTAGGTCTACCCATTTTTGGTTTCACTAGAAATATCACCTCACTTTTGTGTTACCATTAATATAATAACATATGGTTACACAAAAGTCAACCATATAATCACAAAAATATTGCACAAAAAAACAACTTATAATAAACGTATTTGTCAAATGTTACAGATTAAATACAACGTATAGTAGGAAGAACTTCTGAAGTGACCCAACGTTTAAATGTTTTAGCCTTTGGCAACTTGCTTCCGAGAATAAGGGAGTACAAGCCAGACTCGTTGATAAGAGTTATTTTCTGCTGTCCTCCAGGAGTGTCCAAAACGGACACCCCTTTATCTTCGGCACAAATATGTGTCCTTATTGCCTTTGCCGTTTCTTTGTACCCCAAAATCTCAGCCACATCTTTTCCGACAAACCAAGGCTCTCCGTCCTTAACTATTGTCCTCACTGTTCCAAATTCCTTGTTTGTGAATGTTTTGATTCCGTCCATTTTCTTTGTCCTTTCTGTTCTTAATTTACATTGTTGTTTGAAATTTCCTGCTTGCAAGCATAAAAAATACTCCCACCTCTTTAAAGATAATACTTGACAAAGGCAGAAGTATGTGATAGAATATAGTTATACAATCACCATTTGTCAATTCGCTTTTGTGTGGTTGTTCCTAGATATAGTATATTGTCCCTCCTGCAAGATGTGGCAATATACTATATTTTTTATTCTTGATGTTCATGTTCGGCTACATACTTTTTTAAAAAATCCTCAACCAATTTTTGGATTGTAGTATCATTCTTTATGGTGATGATTTTTAATTTTTTATGAAGCTCGTCATCAATACGAATTGGAACTTGTTTAATAACAAAACACCTTCTTTCTACTATCTTGATTTCATTATATCAAAGTGTCAAGGTGAAGTCAACACTTAAAAATAAAAATCTTTCACAAAATTCTAGCGTATTTTTTGTTGAAATACACAATTTTAGTTTCTGAGATATTACACTTAAACCCTAAATCTTGATTTTCAGCCTAAAATATGCTAAAATTTTTTTATTAAAAGTAATTCTAATTAATCTTAGAAATTGGAGGAAATAAAAAATGAGCAAAATAAAATTAATTCTTATTTCACTCATGACAATATTAGCATTGTCCTCATGTAATAGTAAAACAACAAGTTCCATATCTGACAGTAATTTCACTACCACTACAACAAGTACAACAACCACCACTCCCACAACAACTTCTCATACTTTGACAACAACTAAACCATCAACTACCACAACCACTTCCAAATCATCAACTACTACCACAACGACTACAACCACAACGACAACTACAACTACAACTACCACGCATGATTATAGTTCTGAAATAAGTGCTTTAGAGCAAGAAAATAATCGCCTACAGAGTGAAATCTCCACCTATCAGAACGAAATAAACAATGAGCAATCTGATATTTCCATCTATGAAATCTACAAATCGGATGCCGAAGATGATGTTGAAGAGGCTAAAATACAGCTTGAAAACGCCAATAAGAAAATGGTTAAAGTTTATGGTGATGGCGGTTGGACTACAGAAGTTGACTCCGAAGCAGTTTCAAAGGCTCAATCTCACTTAGACGATTGCCAAAGAGTTGTTGACGTATACAATGAACTTATATCAGAAAGTCAAAGTAATATTGATTATTATAACACTTGTATATCTAATAATCAAAGTTCTATTGAAAACAACAATAGTCTTATAAACGATTATCGTAGTAGATAATCATAAAACAGGAGGTAACACCATGAAGAAAATTTGTTCCATTCTTGTGATTGCAATAGGAATAACACTATTTGTGATAGGTTATACAACAAAAATTCCAAGCAAAAATTTAACCACATTTTCAATTTTGGAAGGTGACAAGTATAGTGCCATTGACGAATATGTTGGCGGTGACGCTTACAACTATATCATAGGAGCTTCACTTGTCAGCGGTAAAATAGCCGCTGCGAAAATTGAGAGAGTAATTTTTATATCCACTGGCTCATTAATTTTCTCCATTGGCATAATTGGTTTTGCATTTTCATTTAAAACCAAAGAAAAGAAACCTAAAGAAAAAAAAGATGTTGGCGAGCAGGGTGACTTGTCACAAACTAACGAATGAATTTTACAAAGTTCCACAAAATAGTATTGACAAAATGAGTATAGTATGCTATACTATAAATGATGAAAGGTAGTTATTTACCATTTCCGCTTACCAATATGCGGGATATAAATGGTTGGGTTGAAAGTTTTCCGCTTACCAATATGCGGGATATAAATGGTTGGGTTGAAAGTTTTAAGCCTTGCCGTTGTGGCAGGGCTTTTAATTTTGAAAGGTGAAAAAATAATGGTTGAACATGGCTTTTATATAATTGATGATTTATTCTTTGAGAAATTCAATGACCCTTTTCTAAAAGGAAATAAATCCGAAAATCGTCCTCATTACTATTGTTTTAAAGATACTAATGAAGGACTATATTGGATAATTCCTTTAAGCTCACGCATTAACAAGTATCAAAAGATAATCAACCAACGCTTAAAAAATCATAAGCCATGTGATATATTACATATTTGCACTCTGAGCAATGGAAAGCAAAGTGTATTTTTAATACAAGATATGTTTCCCATTACTCAAAAATATATCAAGCGTAAATATACCATCAACTCCAATCACCTCATTCTTAAAAATCAAAATGAAATACGAATTATTGAACAAAAAGCTGAACGTATTCTTAATCAGATCAATCGAGGTCAACATTATATTCCAACTTGTGCCGATGTATTATCTATCAAAAGAGAACTGCTGTTAGAATTGCAGACAGAAACTCAAACAGCGGACACTCTGACTTGTTGATTTGTGCTTTTTTTGAATTTGCATAAAATTCCATTCAAAACTTTTTGAAAAGCATTGACAAATTGACAATAGTATGCTATACTATAAATGATGAAAGATTATCTCTATCATCTCTAATTTACGCTTCGCAATGTGCGACACAGAAACATTGTAGATACAATTACGTTTCACAATGTACGGCAAAGTAACATTGTAGTATTCAATTTACGCTTCGCAATGTGCGACATAGAAACATTGTAGTGATGCTGTCATTTTGGTTAATCTGAAGTGACAGCATATTTTTTGTATTAGGAGTGTCAAAATATGACGGAACATGGTATGTACTTTATTACACCCGACTATTATCAACTTATTCGAGATGTAGGAGGAACTTGGAATGATTGCAAGGAAAGACCCATTGTTTGTTTGATTAAGTCCACCGAAAATTCCAAACTGTATTGGGCAATACCTGTAGGCAAAGTAAATCATCGTGACACTAAAGCTATTAATCGTATTTATTCCTATATAAACAAAGATCCAAGAAATATTGCTTCTTGCTTTTATCACATTGGCAAGACAACCACCAAATCTATTTTCTTTATTAGTGATGCTTTTCCTGTAACAGATGTCTACATAGACAGAATTTATGAGGGCTATGACAAACAACAATATGTTATTGGAAATAACAATCTTCTGTCTGCTCTGGAATATAAGCTCCAAAGAATTTTAAGTTATGAAAATGCTAATCCCAATTTCTTCCGTCAACATATTACTGATGTTAAAAGAAAACTATTAGACGAAATTAACAGTTAAACAAAAGAGGTATTCTTATGTCCGAAATTAAATCAATAACAGACCAAGAAATATTATCATACTGGGACTCAATTAAATCCGTAAGAGGAGTTGCTATTAAACTCGGTATCTCGTGGCAAAGAGTTATTAAAAGTCTTTCTAGTTTAGGTATTATAGTCAACAATACCCACGCCAAAATCACTCAATACCACAAAGAAGGGAAGTCGGCTAATGAAATTGCCGACTTAATGAATATGAATGTTAATGTTGTGAAAGCCTATCTCCCACGCAACAGACCTCAATACAAGGTTAATCAATCTAAAAATGCTCTAGCAGTACAGAGGAGTAAAGAACGCCACAAGAAACGCTAAAGGGACTTTTAAAAGTCCCTTTTTATTTTACATACTTATCCACAACTTCCTTGCCCACTTCCATTTTTAACATTTGCTCTTTTACGAGTCTGCTATCGCAGCCACTATAATGTTGCTCAGTTATCCTCAAATCAGAATGTCCTAAGCTCTGACAGGCAATACGCAAATCTCTAATAACATCTTCACTGCCTTTTTGAATACAACTAATATAAACGGAATGTGTCTGCCTAAAGCTGTGAGTGCTATATTTACCTTCTATGCCGTGTTTGGCGGTTATATTCTTTAGAAATGTTGTAACGGAATTAAGTTCCATAGGAGCTATTCTGAGTAGTCTGCCGTTCCAATCATACTTCTCATTAGTATATATAATTTCTTCTTCTCCGTCCTCATTCAAGAAAATGTCCTCAATATACTTCCTCTTACGTTCTCCACTCTGAAAAATATAATCTTGTGGGTCAAGTCCATAATACTTGATTATAAAACTCAGCATTTTCTTCACAGTATCACAAAGCCATGCCGTTCTCCATTTGTCCGTCTTGTCCTCTTGTAATGTCAAGTAATCTACAATTTTGCCGTTGTTATCGGTTAAATCCTTGACCCTCAAGGTCATTATATCTCCGTAACGATAGCCTGAGTTGCAAGCAAAAATTATAATATTTGCCTTAAAATATTTTTTACTCTGAAACAAATCTTCCAAAATCACATTTAGATCATCAGGTCTGAACCAGCTTGCAGACTTCTGCCTGCTTGCCGTATGTTTTGTAATAGCATTTCTATGACCTTTTTTTCGCTTTGGCTGTTTTGTTATCTGTATTCCTGTCGGAAGTCTATCCGATAAATCGAAAATTTTGCAAGTTTGAGCCGTACTAATATTCATTTTCATTCACTCCCATCATATACACAATGTAAATATTATTCCTGCTATCAACATAACGCTTGTAAAGAGCAAGCCAAAACCACCATAGACAACGTTCTTCACTATCATTCTAACTTTTCTCTGGCGTTCTTCTCTGAGCCTTTGACGGCGTTTTGCTTTTAAATATGCCTTCCGCATATTATAATCTTGTTCTTCCTCTATCTTCCGTAGCTCTTCTTTACGATCGTTGTCTAGCATTTTCACAAAAAGTAATGTATTCGTATTTTCATTTTTCATATTTATTCCTCCTATATTTATTCCTGCATAAAGAAATACTCCTATCAATCAATGTGATTAATAGGAGTATTTATATTTATTATATTAGTTTTATACACACAATCGCTTTCATATTACAAGTAAACTGTCTATTTCTGTAAGTCTTTCCTCGTAGCCCTCTGTATAAGTGTCGAGGTCAAGATCTACTGTGACAGTGCTGACCGCACCAAGCTCTCCACACTCTCCGTAGCATTCGATGAGCAACGCCTTGACGGCTTCCTTGTTCTCCTCTGGGAAGACCCAGCAAGGGGCGTTCCACTTACCCTGTATCTGCTTTGCCCCTGCGACAAAGCTCTTGTTGTACGGACTGTTGACCTTGATTTTCTCGTTTTCAACTGTAACTATCATGTTATTTACCTCCTATTATATTATATTACTTCTTATTGTCAGGTATCTTAGCCCATATTGCCTCTCGATAAGCCAACTCTTGGCTATAGGTTTCATGCCATTGCTTATCCAATTCTTTTCGTTCCTCAAGCGTAAGACTTCTACCCTCATCAATAGCCTTGTAAAATGCGTCATCATAAATCTTTTGAGCTTTATCAAAAGCTCCTATCGGATTGTATTTTCTGTTAATTTCTCTCCGCTTATTTTCACTATGGTTCACACATAGGTAAATAACAATTAAAATAATGGTAGCTAGTAACATTGCTTATTCCTCCTCGTTTAGTTCATGCTCGTTGTAAATTTCTTCATTATTTCTAATTAATTATACCACAAAATTCCTCATTAGTCAACTAGAATTTTGTCGAAAACGTCCATAAAATCAGACAGTATGGCTATTTTTATTAGCCACGTTTTACACTCGTCATCAGTATAGCCGCTACACTTCATTTGTGCGATATGTAATCTGACACGCTCATTCCGTTCCAATGATCTGATACGTTCCATAAGACGTTTATCAGGGTGCTGTATTACAATGTTATTCTGCTTTTCTGTCATTTAAAATTCCTCCTAATCAAAATTTTCCATAGCTCTAATAATTCCATTTTCCGTATAAATGACTAATTTAATATTATCGTTCTCGAAAAAATAATTGGCTGATCTTAATTTATCCTCAAAATTTAGAGTTCTATATAGTTTCCAGCCTATTTTTTCTAGTGTTATTATTGACTCAGAAATTTTCATGTTAATAAACCTCATATAATTACTTCCTCAATCTCGTGATTGGCGGAGCAGGCAAAAAAGCACCCCACCAATGCTCCGGCTTTGGCGGGGTGTAATTCTAGTAGTCACATATTAATGGCGATTTTTCCGCAGCAGGAAAATTCAACACATAATCAGCAGGGTCAGCAAATGCTGCCGGTTCGTTCGTGTTGTCAAATTCACGTTCGCACGGGGCTATGAAAACCACCAGAAAATCAAATGTGCTGTCAAAATCACAGTTTTTCCGGATGTTGTGTGCATATTTTTTTAACACCGTCCTTGCGGTGTTTTCATCGTCAAAAATTGCCACAGGTGTGTTGATAAATTTTTTTGCGTAAATAATGTCGGTCACGCTGATAGGCGGGGCTATCTGTTCTACAACAGCGGAAAAAATTCCGTATTTCATAATTTTGTACCTCCGTTTTTTTCTAATTATACATCATTGTAGTGGCATTGTCAATGCCGCCTGTTGTGGTGTGAGGCTGAAATAGTATTTATAAAAGTATGGTTTTATTCTACTCCAAATAACTTGTTATCACGTTCTATTTTCTTAACAACTCCTCTCTTTGTCATATCTGTCATTTCAATTCCATTGTCCGAAAAGCCTACCCATATTTCATTTGGCGTTCTCCAGCCCTTACACGTTAAAAAAGTAACTACTCTGTTTATTTGTGACAAATGTCTCCCGTCATTTGGTATTTTCTGTACATTCATTGATATTATCCCTCCTTATTCAGCAATATTTCTTATAACTTTCCACCTACCACGATAGAATTTTACGCTTAAATCGTCCATAAATTTCTCCGTTTTAGTGTTATAAATTCTGTTATCCTCAGTGATAATATAGTTCTTTGAATAATAATATGCATTAATCATCTTTACCAAATCTTCTCTAGTACCTGTTGACATAATAGTTTTAGTTTTCATTGTTACTCACCTCAATCCACCTTCCAAACATTCAAACAGATAACGCCCTTGTTATCAGCATAAACGTTATCAATGCTCGATACTTCCGCATAGTTCATATGTTCTGGAGTATCTCCGTAATCTCCGTCATAAACAATTTTCTCCTCGTCATCCGACCATATCTGAATGTGTTGTACATCAGGATCAATGAACATTTCCATAAATTCTTGTACTGTCATAGTTAAATAACCTCCTCTTTAATGTCAACAACTCCATAAGGCTTATCATTCCTGCCCTCAAAATAGGCATCACACTCACTGATTATACAGCCCTTTTGATATGGATTAAGGTCATTCACATTCATCTTTTCTCCGTTTACATTAAATAATTCATATCTATCTTCAGTTATACCACGTCCATAAAGAGTAAATGTACCTTTAAATTCAGATAATGTACCCATAGCAAAAATCTCATCAATTTCCTTGTCAGTGAGATTATTTCTCTTCAATTCGTTCCGCAGGTATTGCGAGTCATCAATAGTAAATGTTACCTTGCGTGTATTTCCGTATTTGTCCATTGTCTTATTCCTCCTCATCGTCATCTATATGTTCGAGTTCATTAGCGACTTTCAATAAAAATTCCTTTATACTATCGGCATCATTGATTAATACTCTTATGCTGTCAGGCACTCCTCTTTTTCCTCTTAAATCAATCCACATTTCAGCGTGTTCATCAGCGTCAAAATCATCAGCCATTTCTTTAAATGCTCTTACGAAGTCTTTAGATGTGCCGTCATAAAAAACAGTTTCAACAACATCTTCTCCAGCATCGGAATAAAATTCTACATCGTGACAAAATTCATTATTGCCAGCTTCATATTTCTCCGATAATTTAACCTCATTGTTTCCCAAAACCTTAGTAATCTTTTTGTTTAACATAATAAGACCTCCGTTAATATATTTTTCCATTGCTATACATATAAATGAATGATACTCTTTACAAGTATCTCCCTTGCTTCGAGTATATAAGAGGGGAATAATTCCCCTCAGAATGTTAAAGCAATCCATTTTCTTTAAACTCTCTTATCAATCCGTATTGTGTGCCAAGTTTTTTAAGTTTGGTTTGTATTTCAGCCAATTCCGCATAACTTGTTGAGTTCTCTGACAAATCAGCTTGTAATTGCATTGCATACTCTCTTGTTTTTGCTTTTCCTCTTGTATATTTGTTAATATTCATGATTAGACTATCTCCTCTTTAATAGTATTCATTGAGATACTTGCTTTCAAGTTTTTTAACTTTTTCCGTCATACTGCTTTTATCCTTGCAAATGTCTATAAAGTCAGCAGTATTACACATATCCAAGAGTTTATAATACTTTTCTTCAACAGTATATTTATTCCAAAAGATTAAATATTCCTCTCTCTGTTGCTTTGCGGCTTGTTCAATCCTTTTCATATCCTCACATGGAATGTAGTCTGTAGATACGTACAATTTGATTATTCCATTTGCGCTTATATGTGCTATCTGCTTATAGTCGTTATGTTCTATTACGGCTTTATTACATACTGTAATGCCGTTTCCTAAACAGCACATAAATAATTCAAAGTTCCGTTTGCCCATATAATCAAGCCTCCTCATCGTCAAGACCATCATCAATAAGATCATCTATTTCCAACTCATAGCATAGATCACTCAATACCGCTTCTTGAGCAGCTACATAACGATAAACTTCACGCTTTTTAGCGTTCTTTTTATCGTTATTATATTCCTTGTCTGCCTTCTCAAGTGCTTCCGCTGTCTCGTTATACATCTTTATTATAATTCCGATCATTTCCTCTTTTGTCATGGTTAATTCCTCCTCAAATATGTATCGATTATTTTTACTATGTTGTATGGTGTGTTTATTTTCCTCGTGCGGAAAATACCCACATATACCGCCCTTTATGGGCGGTTAATGCTAGTTATCAAGATCTCTTAATTCGTCCTCAAAGCGTTTATAAAATGCGTTGTATACGTCCATGCCGTCATTATTTGAATAAGGCTGGAAATGTATTTCATAGGCTGATGACCATGTATTTACAAATCTCTCATAAATAGCAGCATAGCCACGCTTGCAAGCGTAAAGAGCATTGTCAATCAAGCAACCCTCCACACATTCGATACATTCAGCGTTATTCTGCTTTAGCCATTTTTCAAGATTGTCCACGATAAAAACGTGAATATTTAAAGCTTGTCTATGTGTTCTTGTCCGTGTGTTTACCATAATAATTGACCTCCTCAAAGTCTTAAAGTTGTATAATGTGTAAATAATGGTTATGGTATCCCTTTAGGCTCATGCACCTTTATGGGATATATAGGGCGTATAAACGCCCCTTAAGCGTGCAAATACGCTTCTTTTTGGCTCATTTTTATAACACTTTTGGCAGCGTTTAAAACGCTTTGCGGGATTCTATAACCGCAAATAACATATTTTTCAAGGCGTGTATTGTAGCCAATTGAATAATTCCAGCCGTAAACACCAGCATTGTAATAGTTAGTGCTATCGGTATAAGCATCAATGCTGCTATCATCTACAAGGATAACATCCTGACCGCTGATTATGTTTTTTACATCCGTATTTGTAATTTTTTTTGAATACATAAAAATTTACCTCCATTTTTTTATTTACGTTTGTTTTTGTTTTTTGTTTTTTTATTGTCTCTTTTCTTTTGTGTTACTGTTCTACACTTGACTTTTTATTTCTTTTGTGTTATCCTAAAAATATGGTTGATTAAATTCAGATCATTGCACTGGATTCAATCGTATAGCGGTTAAAATAACCGCTAAAAGTTTAGGTAAACTGTTAGCGAGATCCCTTTTTTGATATCCCAGAAATTCGGAAAACTGGATTAAAAGCATTTTGAGCCTATCGCTTTTAAGATTTTTCTATCGTACATTTGACGTTGTTCAATTCGGTTTTAGCCGGTTCGGATAGAAAATATTTAATTTTCAAGTTGCAAAAATTTGTTACTAGCCGTCACATGACCTTGCAAAAGTCAACTAGATTTTTTGTTGTGCGGTTGTCAACTCTTTTCATTTTAGATTTTCCGCTTTTTAGTTTTAGCGGTAAACTTACTTGTATCTGGTAAAGGGTTTTGCTTTTTGGTTTTTGGTTTATTCTTTTCCTTTACTGTATCTATATTATAACACATAGTACTATGTTTTACAAGCGGCAAAATACACAACAACATAGTACTATGTTTGTACAACTTGCACGCACAACATATAGTGTATTCTGATCTGTAAAAGGCATATGACTACAATATATAGTGTTTAAACATTTACGGATCGAGTAAAATAATTTTGTAAGAAGTCACAAATAATAAAAGAAATGAGGTTTCGAATTTGTGTAATACAAACAAAAAGAAGATTGAATATAACATGAAATATAATACCAAAAATTACAAGCAGTTAAAAGCGTTTATTAAACCCGAAGATTACTTGATGATTGATAACTATTGCCAAAAATCAAATATTAGTAAAGCTAAATTTATTGTTAAATGCTGTAAATACTGTATAGATCATGATATTAATTTTGATGATTAACTAAACCACAATATATAGCGGTTAATACAGTATTTATTACTTACAATACACAATATATAGTATACTTATGTTTTAAGCTATAAGGCTACTAGCAAGCGTTATATACTGTTGTATATATAGGTGGTATAGTTATACTTGATAGCCGTTAGAATGGATTTTAGAGCATACGATATATAGTGGTATTGTAGCGTATTATGTGTGCGTGTATACTATATATCGTGGTTAATGGTTTATGTGCGTTATATATTATGAGCTTGCAAACGGTGATCTTGTAAGGGATCTTGACGTGTATGTGTGTGTATATATGTGTATGTGTACAAATATTTGTACTGTTGTAAACGCTGAATAGCGTGAAATAAGTGTACAATCTTTTGGACTTATAAGGATCTTGTAAAGGTTCTTTACTAATGCTAGTTAATGACAATTAGTCAAGTTAATGACAATTAGTCAATTTGCATAATTTTATGAGTTTATTTTGTGCAAATTGCTAGTTTGAAATAGGGATTAAGTATTAAATTTATAGGGCATTTTGGCGAGTGTTTACCACTTTGGCGGTAAATAAGGAGAGAAATAGGGAATTAATAGGTTAAAATATTCATATAAAATGTTCAAATTTTAAAGATGAGGATTAAGGGCGTTCGGTATATCGAATAATAACCACCGATAAATATATTTGATAAAAATCAAATAATGACAATGAGCAAATGTACAAAAAAGTTATTTATTGACTTAATCAATGATTGATAAAAATCAAATATTATAAAGTCAGTTGAGCTTGCATGGAGTCGGCAGAAATTATATTAACATTCTATGAATTATGATACAATTATTTATATATGTGATTTTGGCAAAAAGGCATATAAACCACGCAAATAAGCGGTTTTATGGATATGTTAATATACTTAATTAAATAGCTTTGGAGGGGGTGGCTTTACATTTATGGGAACATATGGAAATCAGATTATCCCCTTAGTAGTTCCACTCTATCCACACGCCATAAAGCCACACCCAAAATCAAAAAATAGCATTTTTTAAAATTCCTGCACACTCTCCCAATACCCCACCAAAACCCCAAATTTTCATTCGGTAATACGTTCGAGTAAACCTCGTATCTACGCTATTTTTTAAACTTTTCCAAACCTGCAAATACACCAAAATACACCAAAACTAACTTACAAACATAATTTCTATACCATAAAAAAGAACTCATTACTCCTATAAAATATACTCCATTAAAGACTATAATAGGTCTTATTTTTTTATCCTAAAATGGCTATAAATCTAGTTTTACACTTAAACAATCACTCATTTAAAATTCAATTATAATTCACTGTCAACTCGTCAAACCACACTTCAAAATAGCACACTATCACCGAAACATCTCAAAACAATAAAAAACTATCAAAATATCATTTATAAAACTCATCAAATAACCTATCGTAAAAACGTGAAAAACGTTTTTATGCCTTGATTTACAAGCAAAAACAACGAATAAGCTATCGTAATTTTACCGAACGCTCAGAAACAAAATGTTCAGACGAAAACAAAATATTTAAACAGTTGCCAGACGATCCATACAAACATTAATGTTTAACTGAAAAAATATCTGTGAAGATTAGCGTGACCGTAGGGAACGATAATCAAGCAGGGAAGTTATATACGAGCGTAGCGAGAATATAACTGACTAGCTGTGCGCAGCACAACAAATCAATATCTCATCATTACAAAACTTCATTGTCATAATAACACAGTATCATAATTCCTATTAATTGTACAATCTCACATAAACTTACAATTTATAATTACAATCAAAATTATAATTATAAATATAACCAATACACTAAAAGTTTACATATAAATTTGCATAAGTATATTGACAACCATTTAATAGTACATTATAATTGTAAATGTACTATTAAACGAGTACGTTTGAGAGTTGCTTACTTAATTTGCTTGCAATTTCAAATTGCAATTTTTAAAATATGATTTCACTTCAATTTATCTCTCAGCTCTATTAGTATACCCTTTCACCATTAAACGAGTACACTTGAAATGATATCATATTTTAAAATCAAATTCAAGAAGTAAATATTGTTTATAAAATTGTAAGTTATAGGAAGTGATATTTAACGTCAGTTAATTGTAGTAAACAATAAATTTTTCTGGGGCGTTTACGCCACAGTAAGGATTCTCTTATTATTAAAGATATCTAGTATTATTCTACTCTACACTTTGACCTACACTTTTGCGTACCTAAATGCAAACTTTTTTGCATTTTGACCTACACTTTTGCGTACCTAAATGCAAAAATGGAGAACTAATAATGAAATAGTGAAAGGTGGTGACAAATCATAACTGACAATTATTTTGCAAAAATACCCAAGAAATATATATACGCTGACTCAGCAGACAACTTTGAAATTTTATTGTATCGCTGTCTTAGTTACCTATATAAAACTAGAACAAGGACGGTAGGTACATCTATAAATGAAATTTTGGAATTGTGCAACTGTTCTCTCTACAGTAAGAGTAGTAGAGAAATTACTCATAGGATAAAAGCACTTTTCAATATTTTTATTGCTAGGTCAGATTTGACTTGGGATAACCAATGTGACTATAAATCATCAAATAATGTCAATGCAAACGCTCATTTAAGATTCAAGGTCAACAAAGCAGTGTTTGATCCTCCAGATAATTTCGTAATATTGTACGACACAGAATGGGACAAACTAATGTCTATTTCAAATAGGCTGTCTAAGTCAATACTTCTTCGTGTTTACCTATACATAAAGTCATGGAACTTTCAGAACACAGAAGCTATAACAGAAAGTGTTTGTGGTTGTTACAAGAAAGAAACAATAATGGCAGAAGAATTGCATATGTCGGTTAGACAGCTAGACAACTATTTAAAAGCATTATGTGACAATGGACTAATAGTCAAACACATTACAGGCTCTTATAAAAAGAATGGTAGGGTCTATAATGCTCCTAACGTTTATGTGCTTGGCTCAGACCTGAACGCACAACAACATATTCAAGAAGCTGTCGATAGACTAAAGTATACCTATAAAGTAGATGAATTTCTACCAATGGTACATAAGAACAAGAAAATTAGAAAGGATTGATAAATGTGATAGATAATAAGATTATAGTTTTTGAAAACGAGGACTTTGGAGAACTTAGAATGGTTGAAATTAACGGAGAAGTTTGGTTTGTAGGCAAGGACGTGGCAATGATATTGGGTTATGGAAATGGAAAAGTTAAAAGTAAGGCTTTAGCTAACGCTATAAAAGATCATGTAGATATTGAAGATAAAAGGTTCTTAAACTATGATGAACTTAAAGCGTACCAAAATGGTGACCTTAAAAATATTAGCCACTATGGAATGACAATTATAAATGAAAGCGGTCTATATTCTCTTGTATTTGGAAGTAAATTGTCAACCGCAAAGAGTTTCAAACACTGGGTAACTTCTGAGGTTCTTCCTTCACTTCGTAAAACTGGCACATATAATACACAGGCTTTTAATACACAGGCTTTTGAAGAATTAAAAGCAGAGGTAACAAATCTCAAAGAAGAATTAGAGAAAAACAAATTGCCCAAGAAAACATATAGTCCATGGTTTGGTCGTATGCACCCCAAATATAAATTAATAGAAGATAGTCTAGGTATTACTAGGGGTGCATTGTACAGAGAAATTCTCAAAGAGCTTGCCAATAGATACGGGCTTGATACATACCAAATAGAACAAGACTACTTGTATGAAAATTGCTTGGATAAATGTTATCCTCTTGACCCATATCAGTGTGTTCCGCAATATCGCAATATGATAGAAGATATTATTAATGAATATTTAATCAGTAACAGTTTGGCTGATAAAAACGATATTATTGCAACTAAGAAATATCAGACGATATTCTCAAAAACTAATTCTAAGATTGATTCTAATGAGTCTCATTTTAACACAGAGGACGGTGAAAACAATGAATAGAAATCGCAAAACAACTTCTTTACAACAACTATTCCCTGAAGATTATACATATGAGGCTCAGGATAAGCCTTTAGACGATAATGAAGAATATTTAAGGTTTCGCAGTGAGTATTGGACTATGCTGGCTGAAACTGACGATACATACGCAGAAGATTATATGTAAGATAAAATAAAGGAGACAACAAAATGAACAATTTGAAACTTGTAGAAACAGACGTATTTAATGAAATCGCAACTTGTGACTTTTGGGGTAACATTAATAATGAGTATCTTGTCACAAGAGAACAGATTGGTAGAGCATTGGGTTATAAAAATCCTACAAATGCAATTAAAAATATTCATTTAAAGCATAAAGAAAGATTAGATAAATTTTCAACTCAGCTCACTTTGGGCTATGTTGAGGGGGATAGGTATGTTGAACGTGAAAGAATACTTTATAACCGCAAAGGCATTATGGAGATTTGCCGTTGGTCTAGGCAACCATTAGCAGATAAGTTCATGGATTGGTGTTGGGTGATTATGGATAAGCTTATCTCCAATAGTTTGAATACCGTAACATTATCAAGAGAAGAATATTCTATGATTGTTAATGCTGCCAATGAAGTAGGTCAGCTTAATAAAGTTAATGAACAGCTTACACGTCAGTTGCAAATTATTTCTGCACAGAACACCACAATGCAGGATAAGTTTTCTCGTATGTGGCAGAAAATAATGCTTATTGTACCACCTGTGCATTATTCTTCTTGGAAAAATAAGATGTCTCAGAAAATTGTTTCGCTTGCAAAGATCTTAGGTTATACAAATGATGATGATAGAAAATCTATTTATGGCGATATTTATAGCATGATGAAGTCAGACTATGATATTGACCTTGACTCCTACAAAAAAACTACTTGTTATCACAAACAGACTATAAAAACGTAGCAATGATAGATGTTATTAATAGCGATACAGTTCTTAGAGATATTTTCGAGGAAATTGTTGACCGATACATACAAATAAAATCAGGAATGGAGGTAATGAACAATGCCTAGACTAACAAAACTTACAGAGAGTGAGTATGCCAATGGCGTACTCGCAGAAGCTAAAAGAATAAACAATAACGAGACAATTCGTAAACAACCGCCTACAGAACAGCAAGTTAGATTGTGCCTTAGAGTGCTGAGAGATTTTCACATACATATAAACAAGGATAATATTCCTAGATTTAAAAGTATTCAGGAGCTAGAGCTTTGGCAAAAGAAAATGATACACGATAAATTATATGACAGCAACTAAAACGGAAAGGTAGATTAAAATGACAGAAAACAACAAAACTATGGTAACAGTATTCGAGAGCAAAGATTTCGGCAAGGTGAGAACGGTAGATATTGATAACAAGATTTACTTTTGCGGCTCTGACGTGGCAAAGGCGTTGGGGTATGCAAGACCAGCGGACGCAATAACATCTATTGTAAGGGGGTCTGCGTTTTACCGACCCCTTCGGCTGGAGGTGTGCAGAAAACAAAATTCATCTCAGAGGGTGATTTTTATCGTCTTATAGCACATAGTAAACTCCCTTCCGCAGAACGCTTTGAGAGTTGGATATTTGATGAGGTGCTTCCAACCATACATAGGACAGGCAGCTATATTATGGAAGGCTCGGAAAAGGACAATGAATTAAAACTATTACAAGCTGCGGTTACTCAGCTTCAGAATATGTTACTTGCATTATCGGCTAAAAAAATACCAAATGCAAAAGCTCTGAACATATGGAAGAAACAAATTGGTACTCCGCTTATAGTGAAGTTACAGGATAATGCTTTACAAACTACAGGTGAGGTTGTCGAGTTTGCAGATATGCTACATAGAGTTTATACTCAGATGACTTTAATGTTTGGATTCTGTACTGCTACGGCTCTTAGTGAATTTACAGACAAGTATAACTGTGATTGCACTACAACACAACCTAGTATTATAAATGCTATTGCGGATAATCATGTATATCAGGCTTGGTTTACTCAGGCTTGTAATCAGCTTATGGTTTGTGTAGGTAATGGGGATAGGTTTACATCTGATGATGGTTGTACTTATAATGCTACACAGTTTACTTTAGAGGATGGCTTTGATTTTATAGTTGCAACACTGGCAGAGGTTATGAATGATAGATCGGCTCATCATGCACACACGCTGTCTATGGTTTATAAGAAGATAAACACCACGAGAGGTTGGCGTAATCAAATGACTAGGAAGAAGGCAAAGACTAAGAAAGATGTAATATTGTCTGATAGAAAACAGTTTACTAAATTTGTGTTAGTTAGCAACGAAATTTTAAAGGAATTTGGAAGGAGTTAAATCTATGAAAACATATACGGTAACAAGTAAAGTAGCCGCAGAGGAACGTGAGGTTACAATTAACATTTCATGTGAGAATGGCGAGTGGGTCGCTAATTTGTATACTTGTATTGAGAAGTATGCCAACAAATGCAAAAAGCAGGGTTGGAAACAGATTGATGAAACAAGGCACACCGATGGTACGTTTATCGGAGCTACATTTATTGCTCCTGCCAAAGCCATTAGTATTAGAAACGCTCACCCAACTAAAAGAGTTATCTCAGAAGAACATAAACAAAAGCTTTTAGCTGCGAGAAACAAAGATTAGTTAAAATTGTACATTAATTATGTTAATTTTACAGCTATATTGTTTTGAGTATAATTTTACTTGTGAAGTATTACTCTTTAAAATTTAACACAATTAATGTATGTTCCTGACGGTAGAACGCAGATTATGATAGATATAAAGATAGGAGATATAAATGGCATTAAATAAACTATATTATGTGTATGGACTTGACACAGCTTGTTTTTACACTGATAAAGAAAATGAGATTGAAAAGTATTTACTAAAGGCTAGGCGTGTTAAGAACAGATTTAAACAGAGGTACGTTGATAATAAAAACAATCTTTCGCCAAAGAGACAAAAGCTCTATCAGCAATTAAATAAACTCGTTATAAGGCTAAAGTCTGAATTGAAAGAAGAATTACATAAAAACATAGGACTAACTCGAAACGTGAGAATGGATAAGATCGTTGACAAAAACGGAGAGCCGTCTATTAGAAAGAGGGTTTCTATTTTTGATAGTTCTTTGACAAGATATTTTGGCTTAAAGGAAAGAGAATTTAATACCGAGATACTTATAATTAAGGTCTATTTTTACGATGTAGCTGAGAGCATTGTTAAAAATGGTTTTTATATGAATGGCTATAAATATAAATTTTTCTCGGCTTCAGCAGGGCAGATAAGAACAAAAAAACTTGTTGCGGTTAGAGAAGATTTGTTGCTTAAATATTGGAATGCCTTGACCGCTGGCTTAACCGTGGAGAAAATCAACAAGTTGGGCGGTATGAATATTAACAAATATTTAGCATATTTGGCTTTATGCAATTCTGCAACAGACCTATGGGAAGATTTTAACATTGATCGTTGTATTGTTGTTGATGATTTTGAAAATGTAATTCATGATACGGTTGATTTTATAGACGATAAAACCTACGAGATTACAAGAGTAACGAAAGATTTAGATTTTACACAAACTGATGGCTGTGGAATGATTTTACCATATCTAACTGATAGAAATTTTATGGTTAGACTACCGTGGATAAAGGGTTTATTGGCTAAATTTGATTTCGTAAAATTCATTAAGGATAACAATGCAACAGGAATCGTAAAAGATATTTATGGCACAACTCACAATATAATTGATGAAAATATTCAGATAATTTTCACTAAGAGCCAGTTAAAAATGTGGAAATATTTTGACAGTTGGGAAGAGTATAAAAACAATTTTAAAAAATATGGCTGTACCGCAGGTATATGTAATCGTGAAGAAAGCGTAATATCAGACTCGGTTATAAATTATCAGATGATACAAACTCTAGCTGATATGACGGATAGCGAAATAAAAGAATTGGCAAAAAGTAACATAGAAGAAATAGATAAAATCGCCTCTGATGTACCAACAATGCTCAAAGTTTTTGGAGCTGATAAATCTAATTGTTATAAAACTGGTTTTCAAAAGTGCCTTGAAATTTATCCTGAATTGCTTTCTGACTTATATTGCAGGAGTATGTTAAAAGATATAAAAAAGAAAAAAGAGAAAGAATTATGGTCTGCACGTTTTGATATGGGTGGTAAATATAGCTTTGTCATACCAGATTTGTATGCGTTTTGTGAATGGCTGTTTTTGGGGATAAAAAATCCAATGGGTCTTTTACAGAATGGTGAAGTATGTTGTAAGTTGTACAATGACAATGAAAAATTAGATTGTCTTAGAAGTCCCCACTTGTATATAGAACACCCAATAAGAATAAATAAAACACAATTTGATTGGTTTGATACCAATGCTATTTACATAAGTTCTCATGACCTTATTTCAAGAATAGTACAATGCGATTTTGATGGAGATAAATTGCTTGTGACAAATAATTCAACGTTGGTTAGCATAGCAGAAAGAAATATGAATGGTATTGTTCCTTTATTTTACAATATGCGTAAGGCAGCGGCAGAAGAAATATCAGTGAGTTCTTTATTTAAAGGCTTGTTACTAGCATATAATGGAGGTAATATTGGTACACCAAGTAACAATATTACAAAAATATGGAACAGTGGAAAGATGAATAATGAAAAAATGCAAGCTGTTAAATGGTTAGTGGCAGAAGTAAATTATACTATAGACTATGCTAAAACGTTGTATAAGCCACAAAGACCTGAAAAGGTTGATAAAATTATCAAGCAATACACTAAAAACAAAATACCTTATTTTTTTATGTATGCCAAGGGCAAAAAGAAAGAGCAGGTAAAACCATTATCTTTATGTACTGTTGATAGAGTTAAGATGCTTTGTCCCAAAAGAAAAATCAACTTTAATTTTACAAACTCAAATATCGGCAAATTTGATTATAAGGTTTTGATGAATGATCCAGATATAGAATTTAATCAAAACATTGCAGATAAATATAAAGAAATATCAAGTACGTTAAACTTTAAACATACAGACGATAGCAAAATGAATAATTATCTTGCGGTGTTTGATGACGCAAAAAGCAAATTATTCAGTTTACCATATTCCCAAAACGTAATTATTGATAATATTATCATTGATTTGTTCCACAATAGGCGTACCGCTTTAAAGAAAACATTTTGGCTTTTATTTGGTGACGAGGTGTACAATAACATAAAAAGAAATATTGGTAGTAATTTTATACAATGCGAAAAATGTCATAAAAGATTTTATAAGCATAGTTCCAATGAAAAATATTGTGATAAGTGCAAGGGCTATCAAAAAATTAAAACAAAAACTTTGATCTGCTGTGATTGTGGTAAGGAGTTTGCGGTAGATAGTCAAAGTCGAAAAATTAGGTGTGAAGAATGTCATAAAAAAGAAAGAAGCAGGATAAACAAAAACTATCGAGAAAAGACCAGTTCGTTTTAAATAGAAAATAGCCAAATACCTCGCAAATACGTTGTTTGCGAGGTATTTTTTGTCTAAAATGCTTAAAAATCGCTACCCATATGGAAAGAGTATTTTGCTAATTTACAAATCTAAAGAGTAATTTTTTCTTTTTAAGCAAATAAACATACCTATCCATAATATATTATAGCACGCACAAAGTCAACATTCAATAGGCATTGTGTACAAAATTAAAATTGAAAAGGTGGTTATTTTACACATGATTTTCGTCACAAAGGACGAGGCGGATTATCTTCGTCAGAACATTAAGAACGTTAAGATTTTCAAAACGTGCCGTCTGAAAAACAATGGCTCTAATCGTGGTAAGAGATACGCAGAGGAAACATCTGCGGTTGTTAATCTGCTTGCCAAGTACAGAGCCGATTAAAAAATATCTTACAGCACGTCTGTAAGGGTGGGTATATCCCACTAACTTATTTAGAAAAGGAATTTATTTTTTATGACAGTAACAGAAGAACTTCCAATTTCCATTGTAGATAGTTTGGATAAGAGAAAGTACCCTACGCCTGAAGAATACAACTATTGGAAATCAAGAGAAAACAGAACATTTTTTATTGATTACGAGGTAGATGAGTTTTATAACCTCATTGAATTAAGCAAAGTTATTATTCAGATGAACATGGAAGAAAGAGAAATTAAAAATCCAAAGCCAATCTTTATTTTCATTCATAGTTATGGTGGAGATATAGAACAGGCAAATTATTTTTGTGACCTGATACAGAGTAGTCATATTCCTATCGTTACTATTGGAATGGGTGTTGCTATGAGTGCAGGCTTTCTTATTTTTCTTGCTGGCAAGCGTAGATATGCGTTTGAACATTGCCAAATGCTTGTTCACCAAGGCTCTGCTGCTTTTCAGGGTAGTGCTGCTGAAATTGAGGAAGCTCAGAAAAATTATAAGAAACAGCTTGAGGGTATGAAGTCATATATCCTTGCAAGGACGGACATTGACGAAAAGACTTTTAACAAAAATAGAAATAAAGATTGGTATTTATCTCGTGATGAGCTTGTGAAATACAAGGTGGTCGATAAGATCGTTACATCGTTTGATGAAATTAATTAGGCGGTGTTGTCATGGGAAAGAAAAATAATAATACAATAACCTCGTATGATAACCCACCTGAGAAAATTGACGGTGATCTGTTTTATAGTCTACAATTAGATAAAGAACAAGAAGAATTTGCTAATGCAATTTGGAACAAGGATAATGATATTATTTTCTGTAACTCCAAAAGTGGAAGTGGCAAAACTACCATTGCCATTGGTATAGCAAATTTACTTGTGCAGTATCAAATGTTCTCAAAGATTATTTATATTGTTTCGCCTTGTGCAGAAGGTAGATTAGGCTTTCTACCCGGTGATGTAACTTCAAAGAGTGAAGTTTACTATGAACCACTCTATAATGCACTACAGACACTTGGCATAAACCCATTTACGGCTGTATGTACAAATAGTCTTGTTTCTGAGAAGTATGAAGAAGGTTATATCAAACCTCTTACGGACGTTTACCTTAGAGGCGTCAACTTTAAGGACGCAGTTATTATAATTGACGAGTCTCAGAACGCAACTTTTGACAATCTTAAAAAGACTTTAACAAGAATAGGTGAAAACTGCAAGACAATTTGCATAGGACATACAGGACAAATTGATTTACCTAATCATAAGGCAAGTGGATTTGAGAAATATCTAAATCATTTTTCAGGAAAAGAACATTGTCAGATTTGCGAGTTACATACTAACCATAGAGGTTGGGTGTCAACTTGGGCTGACGAATTGGAGGATTAGAATAAATGGCTAAAATAACAAAAAAGAACGTTCTGTCGGTACAGGGCATTGTAAACATAGAGAATGGAAAAATAACATTTAGCGTTGAAGATATTGAGGGTGAAATTGCCCTTGCGGAACTTATGTCAGATTTCAACGGTCAGGAAGTAAAGCTGTCTGTAAACCAGACAGATGAAATTGCTTAACTGTTAGTGGGAGGAATAAATTATTTCTACATATAAAAGATTTGAAGGTGAGTCTGATGACGAGCTTATATTTAGGATTTGTAAAGAAAAAGAAAAAATAGGCACTTGGAATGATGTTAGGGATATTTTAAATAATTTACTTAACGCTGATTTTGGTGAGTCAACTTATCGCAAAAAATTCCAATGCTTTGAGAAAATGTTCAATGCAAATCAGAAAATTTTCGCAGATACAGAAAACACATTTAACGAAATTCAAGATCAGATTCGTGAATTAAAGAAAGAGCGATACAAACTTCAAACAGAGAAGTTGGAGAATAATAGGTGGCTTAGAGAAAATGCACGAGATGAATTGATAACTGAAAAAATAGTCAATGCAATTTCTGATATAGACCCTATTATAGTTCCTGATTATTTGTCGGGAGTAGATAATGGCAAATCTGCGATATTGGCATTTACTGATTGCCACTTTGGCGTAGAGTTTTGCATAAAAGACCTATTTGGCAATGTAATAAACGAATATTCTCCAGAGATATTTGAACGCAGAATGTGGAATATGCTTGAAAAAGTTGTTGACATTATTGCTAAAGAGGACTTGGCAGAAATTAATGTTTGGGAACTTGGAGACAGTATATCAGGACTTCTCAGATTAAATTCTCAGCTTATGCACCTTAGATATGGTGTCATAGATTCGGCAATAAAGTATGCTGAATTTCTTGCCAATTGGCTCAATGATCTTTCGCAATATGTGAAAGTGAATTTCCAAATGGTTAAGGACAGCAATCATTCACAACTTAGACTTCTCGGACAGCCTAAGAACAGTTTCCCCGATGAAAATATGGCAAAAGTGATTATTGCTTTCATCAGGGAAAGACTTAAATATAATCGAAATGTAAACATAATTGAGAATGAAACAGGCTTTTGCTTTAGCGATGTTGAGGGTTATAACGTGCTTGGTTGTCATGGCGAAGTAAAGGATTTACAGAACTGCACAAGTTCTTTTTCAAGAGCGTACAATACAAACATTGATTACGTTTTGGCAGGTCATGTACATCATCAGACCTCAAAGGAAAATGCAAAACATTCAGAGGTGCTTACAATACGCTCTATGGTAGGTACTGATGACTATGCTATGTCTTTAGGCAAGACTTCTGACACGGGTGCAAGCCTGTTTATATTTGATAATGAATTTGGCAAGATTGCCAACTATGATATAAAAGTAAAGTAGGTGAATACTATGATGATTAAGAAGAACTATAATGATTTTGATACCTTTATGCAGGATATTATTGATGTTTATCTGGAAAATGAGGGCTTTAGTGTTTTATGTGGTTACAAGTTGGCTTGTAAGATTATTAAGAAGTTTTTATCATTTGACGATAAAACTAAAATTAATTCTATTTCTCTTGATCCGCCTGAGTGGAATGGATATGGTGGCGAATTTATTGTTTCAACTTTTGAAAACGAGTTGTTCTGTGAAAGAGCAAGACGTGACGATAAGCCAATAATTGTTGGTGATGAGAGTATTGTTTTCGTTCAGCGAGATTTTGTCGGCAAGGATTTTACTGAAGAAGATTATGTCCCAAAGCTTTATTTTGGTTTTACAATTAGCGAATAATTTGTAGTTAAATACAACTCCTTTTATTATATTTTGCAGGATAGCAAGCGTTATCCTGCATATTGTCGGATAGCTCAATCGGTAGAGCAACGCATTGTTAATGCGGAGGTTGTGAGTTCGAGTCTCACTCTGACAGCCAAAAACAGAACTCAACACGCCTCTTAAAAATGCGTACCACGTTGAGTCTTTTAAATGAAAAAATCTGACGAGATTTTTGCACGGATAGTTGACAAAGTTTTGTTGACTATCCTTAGTTTTAATTACAAAGTAATTCAACCTTACGCACCTCTTAACAATGTGTCCCAGTGAGGGGTATTTTAATGCCGTATAAATGTACAAGAGGGCTAACTTGTAAAAAGGTGGTCGGTGAGGTTTGTTGTTTCCAAAAGACGATTAAAGACAGAAAAACAGCGAGTTGTTGAGTTATGGTTTTGTGGATTTTGTATTACTCAAAAAACAAAATTCAAGCCCTTACGGGCGAAATAAAGAAGATTAAGTGCGAGGGTAACACTTTAAAGAAACCCCAAATGAAGAATAAGTGCTAAAAGCGACACTTAAAAGAAAGTTTAATACAAGAAGAAAGGAGAGTTTGAAATGGCTCGTAGTACAGTGTATAACCAAATCACAAACGAGGAAAATATTGCTCAAATTAACCCTGATAATGTTTCTCTTATGGAAGATTTTCTCGACTATCTGACTTCTATTGACCGCTCTCCAAAAACAGTTACTAGCTACAAATCAGATTTATATATATTTTTCGTATGGAACTTGAAATATAATAACAATAAATTTTTTGTAAGACTAACAAAGCGTGAAATTGCAAAGTTTCAAAATTACGCTATAAATGAGTGGAAGTGGTCGCCCAAAAGAATAAGACGTGTTAAATCCGCTTTAAGCTCAATGAGTAATTTTATTGAAAATATTCTTGACGATGAGGAGGAATTTAAGGATTTTAGACCAATAATTAGGAAAATCGAGTCTCCTGCAAATGAGTCTGTCAGAGAGAAAACAGTTTTATCTGATGCACAAGTGGAACATTTGCTTGACACATTGGTTGAAAGAAAAGAATATGAAAAGGCGTGTAGCGTAGCGATAGCAGCATATTCGGGAATGAGAAAGTCAGAACTCTTACAAATGCGTATGGAATATTTCCAGCCAGATCACATTGTATTTGATTGTCTTTACAAAACAGACAAAATTAGGTCTAAAGGCAGAGGTAAGTTGGGCAAACAGATTAATAAATTTGTTATGTTGCAAGTTGATAAGTATTTGGATTTATGGAGGAAACAACGTGAAGAATTAGGTATTGATTCTGAATGGGTGTTTGTTAAAAAGGATAAAGATACATATGTGAAGCGTGAAAGCCTTGACACTTGGACGGACGAATTTTCAGAAATATTAGGTGTGGATTTTTATTATTATTCATTGCGACACTATGTATGTACAAGATTACTTGGTGATTATAATCTGCCTAGTGAAGTTGTTAGAGAGTTCTTTTCATGGAACAGTGTGGAAATGACTAAAATTTACAATGATAAATCTGCCATTGATGATTTTGGAAAATATTTTACTGCTGACGGCATTGTAAAGCAGGAAGATAATAAATCTTTGTCAGACTTGAAAAATTAATAAATAAAAAGGAGGTGGTTTTGGTTATGCCAAGGAAAAAAGTAAAAACCCCTGTAAGTACAAAAATATGTACAGAATGTGGCAAGGAAAAGCCACTATCACAATTTTATACTACTAGAAATAGTAATATTTCTACTGATGGCAAAACGGTAAATATATGTAAGTCTTGTGTTAAAAAAGGTTCTTATAATTCTGATGGAAGCTTAAATATAGAAGCGTTCCAAAAGAAACTAATGTTAATGGATAAACCATATATACCAGAAGCTCTTGACTCTGCTATGAGTGAAGTAAGAAGATCATTAGAATTGGGCAAGGGTAGAACCGATATTATAGGCTGTTATTTTAAAAATGTGTCAACATTGCCACAGTATACGAAACTATCTTTTTTAGACTCTATGAACTTGTTTAATCAGGGCAAGTCTATTACTGAGGCAGTAACTACAACGGAAAAACGCAATATACTTCCTCGAAACGAAGAAGTATATGTAAATATGGTTGATGATTTCGTTGTTACAAACGATATTACTGACTTATTTGGCGAGGGGTACACAAAATCACAGTACCGAAAAATGAAGAAAAAGTTTGATAAATTGAAAGAAAACTACTCAATTCAAACAAACTTACACGAGGAAGCTTTGGCAACCTATGTTCGTTTCAAAGTGAAAGAGGAAGAAGCTACAGCAGCAGGAGATGTTGGAAGTGCTGACAAATGGAATAGAGCTGCCCAAGATGCTGCCGATAAAGCAAAGTTGACTCCAAAACAATTAACGCAGGCTGATTTGCAAGGTGGAGTAACTTGCATTTCGGAAATATCAAAAGCTTGTGAACAAGCGGTTGATATTGTTGAAATATTACCTAAGTTTAAGTACCAACCTAACGATGCTCCTGATTTTATAATATGGTGCTATATTAACTATGCTAGAAAATTAAAAGGATTACCTAAGTGTGAGTATAAGGAAGTATACCAATTTTATGACGACATGAAGAATGAGTACATTTCTCAGTATGGAGATCCCTATGGTATTTTTACTGATGACACATCGGAAAAAAATAGGAGTTCTGTTGAAACGTTTATAAAACTGCCAAAAGATTATGAGAATGGTGACAAGTAATGAACTGGCAAAGAATAAAAGATTTTGAAAAAAATAGTGATAGTGTATTTGGTAAAAATCTACACAATTATTACACTTTTATAAGTTGGGCTAAGTGGTATCCTGATTTATTACTTGACTTAATGAAACCTGAAACAGGTGGATTAAATCTACATTTAGATCAACGTACATTTTTGCGTTGTGACGTTAGATTTATGAGTATGTATGGAACGTTTAGCCGTGGATATGGTAAATGCGTAAGTGGAGATACTATGTTATTTACCGATGAGGGTATTAAAGAGATTGGTGAATATTTTAATTATCAAAATAACGATGTAGAAACCTATTATCCTACACACGCAAGGGTTGTAAATAGATATGGTAACTTAGAATGTTCAACTTTAGGTCTTTATAATGGTAGAAAAAATACTATAAAACTGACAGATAGTAAAGGTTATTCTATAACAGCCACCCCTAATCATAGAGTACTTGTTATGAAATCAAATGGAAGTGTAGATTTTGTAAAAACAGAAGATATAAAGATTGGCGATTATTTGGTTATTAATCGCAAAAATAATATCTGGGGTAATAATAAAGTTGAATATAAAAATGAAATTGGTGCATATGTAGAAAGCTTATCTCAACAATCACGTTCACATTTGAATATCAGAGCAATGCCAGATGGAATTACACCTCAATTAGCATTGATTTATGGATATTTGATTGGAGACGGTTGTATGACTTCAAAAAATACAATTATCTTTACTAATATAGGTGATGAGATATTAGACAAGTTTAAAAATATTACGCAGAAATATTTTAACGTTGATGTCAAAAAAAGAAGTGGCAATAATTACGACTATGAAATTAATGACACTTATTTAAGAAAATATCTCGAAATTATAGGATTTGATTATAGTAGATCATATGATAAAAAAGTACCTAAATCTATAATGGTAGCTAGTAAAGATGTTGTGTCAGCATTTTTACAAGGCTTATTTGACACAGATGGTACAGTAGATAATAAAATTATATCTTTAACAACAGTGTCGGAAAAGTTGGCAAAACAAGTTCATTTTTTATTACTGAATTTTGGTATTGTTTCTAAACTAAGCATTAAGAAAACAAAAAGTAAATTTGGTAAAGCATATCAAATTTATATATCGGGGAACGATGTTGGTATTTTTAAATCTGAAATTGGTTTTGGTTTAAAGAAAAAGGCTGACAAACTTGATAAGTTGTGCAATAAAAAACATAACACAAATACGGACATAATACCATATCAGAACGAATTAGTTAAATCTGTGCTTAATGAATTGAATTTGCATTGGAGCGTTTCAAGGGAGTTCAATCATATTATAAGCGGAGAATGTGATTTAACATACTCTAAATTAGATAGGTTAATTACTCTATTGAACGAAAGGGGAGTTACAAATAACACCTTAAACGAGTTGCATACAACTCATTATTTTTATAGTCCTGTTGTTAATATTGAATATACTGTTTCAGATACATATGATTTTCATTTACCTCAAACACATTCATTTGTGAGTAATGGAATTATAAGTCATAACACATTTGACGAGGTACTTGCTATGGTCGTAGTAGCAATGCTGTTCCCAAATATTGAATTGGGTCTTTCTGCGCAGACTAAAGAAAATGCGGCAGATTTATTGAAATCAAAGTGGAATGAAATTGTAAAATTATATCCACTTTTAAAGGACGAAATAAGAGAAGCTAGGTTTTCAAAGGGAAATGCTTATATTGAGTTCAAAAATGATGCAACCATAGATGCTATTGCAAACGCTCAAAGCACAAAGGGTCAAAGACGTAGAAGGTTGAAATTAGAGGAATCTGCATTGCTGAATAATGTACTGTTTCAAGATGCCCTTGAGCCTGTAGTTGAAGTTCCAAGACTTACGGTTGGTAGGCTTGCGATAGTAGACCCAATGGAACTTAATCAGCAAATTCATTTTTTTACAACGGCAGGATTTAGGGGTTCAGACGAATATCAGCGTAGTATTTCAATGTTAGATGATATGGAAAATCTAAAGGGAAAAATAGTTTTGGGAAGTAACTGGCAACTTCCGTGTTGGTATGGTAGGGGAAGTAATAAAAGCAAAATACTTTCAAAGAAGAAAAATTCTTCTGTTGTAGCCTTTGCTCAGAACTATGAACAAGAATGGGTCGGCTGTGCTGACGGTGCGTTGGTTAATATTAATAAACTAATGAATTGCCGTACTCTAACGGAAGCGGTTTTACAAAATTCAGATCCAGAACAAGAATATTATATGGGAGTTGACGTAGCAAGAAGCCAAAAAACTTCTAACAACCAATCTTCTATTGCTGTAGTGCGTGTAATTAGAAGTAAGGATAAAGGGAGAATTATTTACATTGATGTGGTGAATATTATTAATATTCCTAACGTACTTAATTTTAATGCCCAAGCTGCTATTATCAAAAAAGTTCAAAAACTTTATATGGCTAAAGTAGTTGTGTTAGATGCTAATGGACTTGGTGTTGGATTGGCTGATGAACTTTTAAAAGACACGATTGACAATTCTACAGGTAAGGACTTGGGCTGTTGGGACACTATTAATGACGATAATGTTCCAGAAGTTCCTAACTCGCCACAAATACTTTACAATATGAAAGCTCAGACTTGGCAAAATGAAATTGTAAGCACTTTTATAGATATGGTGGATAGTGGCAAACTTAGATTACTTGAAAAAAGACAAGATAATGATTTTACCGATAATGAATGGGATAGTTTTGACGATAAAGTTAGACCTTTTATTGAGACAGATGCTTTTATTGAAGAAGCCGCGAATTTAAAGATGAAACATCTTAATAACGGCAACATTACTATTGAACAAGTTGTAAAAAAAGTAAATAAGGATAGAGTTTCGGCATTGATCTATGTGTTGTGGTACGTTAATAAATATGCCCAAGACATAAATAACGATGAATACGATTATTGTTGTTTATTCAACTAATGTAAACACAAACGAAAGTGAGGTGAAGCTATGCCTGAGAACATTGTAGAGAATACTGAAAATGTTATTGAAAACAATCGGGATAAAACAGAAAGTGTTTCAGAAACTAACTCCATGTCAAATACACAAGAGCGTTCCTATGAGTCAAATGCTTTTTATGAAATGACATCTTTTTTTGAAGATTGTATTGAAGATTTACCTATCAATATTGAGGATATTAAGAAATTTGCTCATAATCCGCAAATACATATAAAAAATATTCGCAAAATTTGTCGGTGGGCGTACTATGAAAATGGCTCTGTTATGACTTCTATCAACTATCTTAAAACCATGTTCACCTTGGATAAGGTGGTTTATTCAAAGTCAAAGACTAAACGCAAGAAGAAATTTGAAAACGCAAGACAGCTAATGCAACAAACTCTTGACACAATAAGATATAAGGAAGTCATTCGAGATAATTTGTTTAACGATATGATTGAGGGAATGGACTTTAAATACTTTGAGATTACAAAGTCCGTATTCGCTGATAAGTATCTTGATGATATTGACACTCTAAACATCGTAGAGATTAACGAATTGGGGGTTAAATGTGCCGTTATTAATCTGCCTGTTGACTATTGCCGTATAGTCGGCAGAAAGAATGGTTCACCTATTGTTGCTTTTGATTTAAGATATTTTGATGATATGGCAGAAGATGACAAAAGAAGAAAACTACAGGCTTTTCCAAGAGAAATTCGAGAAGCATATAGTAAATATTCAACTCACAATAATATTAAGTCATGGAAAGTCTTAAATAATGATAATACAATGGTAACAAAAATTAACTGTAAGGCTATTAATCCATATGGTGTTCCATTAATGATTTGTGCGTTGGACGATGTATTGTACGCAGATTATTTCACTTCTACAAAGCGGAATGTATTGGATCAGTTGAATAATCAAATTATTTATCAAACATTTCCTGAAGCAAAAGACGGACGTTGCACTTTGACGGAAAGCCAGCAGAAAAACCAACATAAGGTAGTTAAAGATGCTATTACTACAAGACAAAATAAATATGGCAAGTCATTTTTCTCGCTTGCCGCAGGTACAAAATTAAATGATATAAAAGTTGACACTTCTATTTTTGACGAAAAGAATGAAAATGCCAATAAATCGAAAGTGCCTGCCGATTTGGGTATTGCTAGTAGTGTTCTTGACGGTAATAGTACAGGAAACTATGCTGTTGCAACACTTAATTTGGAGTTGGTTGCAGGAAATGTATATGATTGGATAAATATGTTTATTATGGAATTGAATAAATGTATTAACGCCAATATTATTAAGGATAAAAAGCTTTATATGGAGTGTGCTATTTTACCTGTTACTTTTGTAAATAGAGATAAACAGGTTAAATATATGACCGACCTTTATGCTAGAGGTAAGGGGTCTTTAACAGCTTGGATTGCAAGCACTGGTTGGGATAGCGATGTATACTTGTCACTTATGGATTATGAACTAGATAATGATTGGGAAAATAAATATCCAACGCATAAGACGAGTTATACCATGAGTAGCAAAGATAGTGACCCAAATAGTGCAGATCACTCAAATGGTGGTAGAAGTAAGGTAGCTGAAAAGACAAACGAAAATAGCATAATGAGCGAAAATCTAAATGGAAACGCTCAACCAAAACCTTCAACAAACTAAAACCTAAGTTGCGTTTAGTGACTAGGTTTATTTTATGTCAGAAAAGAGGTGAAAGTTAGTGTTTCATTGTGAAATAAGCGAAGCAAAGAGGTCGGACGGTCGCAGACGTGTAAAGTTGGTACTGCACGAAATTCATCAAGACCGTAATCACTATAACAAAAATGGTATTAGTTACAATGAGCAATATGTTAGAGACAACGCAGATAGTATTATTGGTATGCCTATTTGTGCAACATTTTTGGATAGTGAAAAAGATATTCCATACGACCATGGAATGACAGGTCAAGATGGCAATATGCCATTATTTGAAAATTCTGTTCAAGTAGGTTCTGCTGATGGTTGGTCTATTGAAGATATTCAGATTAATGGTGAGAAACATAAAGTTCTTATTGCCGAGGGCTATATTAATCAGCAACGTTATCCACATTTTGTTGAATGGCTTGAAAACAAAATTAATGATGGTAATACAATATATGGTTCTGTTGAATTTGTTGGCAAAGGCAAAAATAAAATAGTGTATGACGGAGAGCCTGTCGAAAAAGGTAGAGTACCAAAAGTTTATGACTATAGTGGATATTGCATTTTAACTGTCGAGCCTAGTGACGATAGTGCAATACTGATAGAACTAAATCAAAAGATAAAGGAGGACGAGAAAGTGGACGAAAAGACACTTAATCAGATTATTTCTGCTGTTGAGAATAAGATTACTGAACTCAATACTAAAAATGCAGATTATGAGAGTAAGATTGCTGAAATGAATGAGATTATTTCTACAAAAGATGCCGAGATAGCAACTCTTACAGATGAAAAGGCAACAGCCGAAACAAATGCTTGTCAGAAAGACGAGAAGATTAATGAACTTAACGGACTCGTTGAAACAATGAAAGCAGAATTGAATGAACTTAAAAAGTCTGCAAAGATTGCAGAACTCAATTCAGCTCTTGGAGATTTTTCAGATGATGAAAAGAACATGGCAAAGGATAAGCTTGACAAGTTTAACGCAGATCCTATGGGTTGTGGTATCGAGGTAAACGATATTGTTACAGAAATCAACGCTTGCATTGGTGCTGAGATAAAGAAGAAGGAAAAGGCAATGGCTGTTGAGATTAATTCTCAGAATAATTTTGCCGCTGACATATTTGGTTGCGTAGATACCGACAACGATGATGATAAGAATGACAAACTCGATATTGATAATCTGTTTGTATAAAAAATACGATTGGAGGAATTATAAATGATTAAATTTGCAAATATTGGTGATTTCAAGGTAGCGCAGAATTTTGGCTATCTCAAGACACCTGTTGTTCTTGAGAACGGCATGGCTGTTACATATGATCTTAAAACAAAGGCTGTTGCTCTGCCAACTGCAACAACAGCAAAGCAGGCTGGTCTTGCAGTTGTAATGAACAGAATTGATAAGCCTGAGACACTCACACCAAATGATTATAGAATTGAGGTTGGTGAGTTTCCACGCATTTTTACTCTTGCTTCTCTTGCAGGACATCTTTTTGATATGGACGATGCAGTTGTAACAACAGCTTATAATACACTCGCAGTAGGTGACAAGCTTGTCGTTGGTACTGACGGTAAGTGGGCTAAGAGTGCTGATGCTTCTGATTATGCAGAGTATCTTGAAGTTGTGGAAAAGACAAGTTTTGGCGGTAACGGACTTAAAGTCGTTGTACACGCTTAATTAATGAATGTAAAATAAAGGACGGTGTTTTAATAATGGTTAATACTTCTTTTGAACTTAATAATCTGAATAAGTCTGAGGTTACTGTCAAGAACGCAAAGGCTTTCAACGAAGTAGTTGAGATTTGTTCTGCTCTTTTTGCAGGCAAAGATACATCAAAGTACGGTCAGAAGGTAGACGCAGTACGTTCAAGAATTTCAAAGCTTGGTGAACAGGCACTTGCAGGCGATAGCAGAGCAGTTGCAGAGATTAATACTATTGTAAAGTATATTATACAGCCAAGACTTCTTGAGGCAACGAAGGTATTTAATTTCCTTGGTAACTATCATGAGATTGGCTATGATGAGCAGCCAAGAATTAAAACTTATTCTTATGAGGGTCTTGATGCTAGACTTCAGGCTTCTGGTTCTGATGTAGGTTTTGCAGGTAGAAAGTGGGTAGAGTACCCAATCGTAACTCAGACAATTTCTTCTGGTATGGCTATTGATTATCGTGAGCTTGCTTCTGGTAATTTTGCTGGTACTGTAGCAGAGGAAATGGCACAGGTACAGACCGACATGAACAACAAGGGTGTCGCTTATGTGTTTGATATCATTAAGTCTGTACTGAAGAATAACACTGAATATGTAAAGTTCTATGGCGAGTATGACTCTGCTCCAACTCAGACACAGGTTGATGGTATGGTAAATAAGGTTAGAAAGCTTGGCAAGGTTGGTATTGCAGGTGACTTCTCACTTATTTCTGGTATCTGTGATTGGAACGGCTATAAGACAGTTGGTTCTACATCAATCCCATTCTTCAATGCTGCACAGGTAGATGAGATTGCTAGAACAGGTCTTAATGGTTTCTATAAGGGTTCAGCTCTTATTGAACTTGAGAACCCATATAACTTCACAAAGCCACTTGCTGACAAGTCAGGTTTTGACACATACTACAATCCAAATGATTTGTGGTTTATTGCACAGGGCGCAAATTCTCCAGTAAACATCTTCAGACGTGGCGGTATTACAACTATGACAGGCAATGATGTTGAGACAGGTACAGTAAAGACACGTTTCGATATGGAGCTTGGTGCTGACGTTGTAAAGGGCAGAGAATTTGAAATTGGTCTGCTTACAAAGCAGGTTATAAAGCAGGATTAATTACATAATAATTATTGATGTGGCGAGGGTGTAAGCTCTTGCCACATTATTATTATATTTGAAAGGAAGATTAAAATTTGGCAAATGTAAGAAAAAATACAACTACTGCCACAATGAATAACGATATTACAGAAGTAAAGTCTAAAAGGGAAATTCAACTTACCGATAGAGTGTTTCTTGAAAACACTCGTAATTGGGAATTGGGTTTTAGGGCTGTGGAAACACAAAGAGATATTACTATTCCACCAAATGCAAAGAAATTTGCACAGCTTAATGTTGGAGAGGTTATGGCTCAGATACAGGAAGGCAATGGAATGTTTTGTGGTACTGACGGCTTTGGCAATAACGCTTATCTGAAAATTCTTGACGAGGATATAAGAAGATACGTTTTTTCACTTGACGAGAGTGATAATAATGATCCTGTTATTCTTGATATTGACAGCGTAAAGGCACTACTTGGCATTAGCAATAAGGCTGATTTTATGGCTGAACTCTCAAGACTTGTAGTTACTGAAGGTGATAAGAAAATGATTATTCCACTTGCCAAAGAAGTTGGAATTGACAATGTGGCAGTTTATAAGCGTAACGAAATAGAAAATATTTCAGGCTATAAGTTTTAGAAAGGGTGTGGTTAAAATGGCTACTACCTATGAAGATGTGGTCGCTGTTTTTGAGTCCACATTTCTTGAAAGGGTTGCGTTAAGTGACGACCTTGTTTTTCAGTGGTTTAAAATGGCTTGTGGCGAGTTTTCAACTCAAATTAGTCAGCTTTACTTTAATAATGAGAAAAGAATGTTTACTGATATTGACGGAAACGATATTGTTTTGAATCAGATAGTTGTTAATATATTGGGCTATACAATAAAGAGATTTTATTGTGAAAGACAATATAGCAAAATTGTCAAACGTAGTAACATAGTTTCTAAGGATTTATCAATAAACAACTCAGAGGGTGACAAAAGACAAGCTAAAGTTGAGATTGATTGGGTGAACTTTAAAATAGTTGACCTTTATGAGCAACTTAAAGACACTGCGTATAATTGAGGTGGTTGAATGAGTAAAGAATGGTACATAATTCAGCAACCGTATTATACGGAAGGTTCTGAAAAACCAGATTTGTTGTTTGATAGTGAAATGTCTTTTAATGACGTTTTAGAGGATAGTGTTATTGAAGATGATATTATTCTGTGCAGTGGAGTGTTTAACGGTGAGGATTTTGAAAATGAATTTGCTACAAAGGGCATAATTCAGAATGAAATACCTGATACGCCAACACAAGCTTGGCAAAGACAGGTTTTAACCTATATTAGTACAATATCGGACTATAAGTATATTAAATACGATAATAAGATTTGGCTAATATTGACCGAGCCTACAAATAACAAGCTGTACGAAAAATCTATTTTGTATTTGTGTAATTACGTTATTAAGTGGCAAGACGAAAATGGCATAGTTCATTATAAGCCGTGCAATATTCAAAATGCTTCACAGTATAACGCAGGCACAAATGAGACAAAAGTAATTACCATTGGTTACGATCAGTTAATGATGTATATTTCGCTTGACGAGGAAACGAAATATTTTCCGCACGATAAGCGTTTTTTCATTGACTATAATGATAAAGAGCCTACACCTTACAGAATTACTAGACCTGATACTGTCAGCTTTTCTTTTGGAAATGGCAGATGTATGCACATTATCTTGTCAGAGAGTCAATACAATCCGCAGACAGATAGAATTGACCTTATGCTATGTGATTACTTTAAGCCCAATAATGCAACCAAACCTGTTGAAATAACTTACAGTGGTAATGCAGAAATTCGTTGCGGTGGTACAGTAAAAACATTTACTGCAAAAACAGATAAGAGTGTTATTTGGTCTTTAAAATTACTTGATAAACAAAAAGATTTCGTTATTATAACAGTAAACGAAAATAAGGTAAAGATAAAGTGTTTAAACAATAGTGCTTTAATTGGTAGCTCTTTTAAATTGGTTTGTACAGTTGATGATGTTTCGTCTGAGCTATTAGTTAATATAGTGGGAGGTGTATAAAATGCCAATAAATTCTGTTATATCGGAGTGGAAAAATAAAGCTATTTCTATGATATTATCACAAGATAATATATTAGATTTATTTGAAAAGGACGAGGAAGAACTAGAAAATATTGTGTATTCTAATATATACCCTTTTTTATATATACCTTACACTCAAACTAATGTAGAATTGTATCTTAACATTGAAGTTTCAGTTCCGAAAGTAATATGGGGGGCATTTAAGGGTTATCCTCAAATGATAATCCAAATAATTTGTCACCAAGATAAAATGAGACTTAACAAAGCTGGCATTTCCAAAACAAGAATGGATTATGTGTCTGAATTATTAGGTCAGTTATTTAACAACTCAGATGGTTGGAGTGGTAACAGAATACAACTTATTTCAGACGTACCTGATAACTTGTCACCTGTTTATAAAAGGCGTACCTTAATATTCCAAGGTGAAGAACTTACGATAAATCCGTGTGAGGGCAATTAGTTATGGATGAACTTTCGATTTATCGTAATAAAAAAGAAACATTTATGTTAGGCAAGTTTGAAATTCACAACCCAACTTTGGACGAGATTTCAGACGAGTCAAAACTAGGTGAAAAACAGTTTTGGGTCATTGTGTCTGACATAATTTCAACTCCATATGATAGAAGGCTATATCTTTGGAGCAAGGGTATTGATTTTAACTCAGTAGATAGTTTTGACTTGTTTTGTGATATTGTCGAAAATCATTTGCTAACTGATGTTTCATTTATAATCCGTAATATTGATTTTGGTAAGATGAAACGCTATATTGACACGAATAGCGGTGATATTATTTTATTTGATGTTTATAACAATATTCAAATAGGTAAAGCAGATTATGAACTGCTTACTGAATATTTCAGGAAAATGCTTAATATCGCTGATAACAATATTAAAGATGGAAATGAACACACCCGAAAATGGAGATTACAATATGAATTAGACAAGCTTGAAAGACAATTAGCTAGGGGTGAGTATCAAGAAAAAGAATTTCGCTCTATTTTGTTGCCATATATTTCAACATTAACAAATATTGAAGGGTTTAAATACAACTGGGACACGGTTTGGTCGTTACCTATTAATGTTTTTTATGATTGTCTTTTAAGAAATCAAATCATAAATCAAGCACAGAAGCTTACCACAGGTTTGTATAGCGGTACTATTTATTATAAGGACATTAAAAATAAAGAAGAATTAAATTGTTTCCGTACATGGTAACGGAAGCAATAGAAAATAAAGGAGGAAATAATATGTTTAATCCAGACAAATTGCTTTTTAAACAAGCTATTTCAGGTCAGATGTTTTCGCCTACTGACGGAGTGCTGTTTTGGACTCTTGAAGATTTGAAAGACGTAAACATTCAGACCAATGCTACTTCACAGGATAAGACAGATGCAACAGGTGCGGTAATTGCAAAATACTATGATGCTGATACAGCTCAGATTACAGGTAATACATCGTTCCTTACGCTGTCACTTCTTGCTGCTCAGTGGGGTACAGAAAAGAACGTTGCAAGTTCTACTAACAAAATTCTCATTCCTAAAAGAGAGAAGATTAAGGTGGGTAGCGACATAACAAAGATTACTCTGAGTAAAGTTCCTGTGGGTGGAATATCATTCATTTATCTGCTCAATGAAAGGAAGGAACAGGTTGCTTCTTACAAATATGCAGCGGTAAATTCAGAAAAGGAATTTTCACTTGATGCGGCTAAGAAAGAAATTACACTTCCGACAGATACTGCTATCAAGGAAGGAATGACTATTCAGGTATATTATACATATGAGTCTGAAAATGCAGTTGACATTACAAAGAGTACGAATGATATGCCAAAATCAGGTGAATTTTGGCTTGAATCAATCTTTACAGATATTTGTGATAAAAATATTGAATATCATGGTTGGGTTGTCATGGCATCTGCACAGCTTTCTCCTGAGACTCAGATACCGCTTGACAAGACGGGTGACTTCCCATTTACTATTGACTCTCTGAAGGACTATTGTAGTGACGAGGGTCAGCTTCTGAGATTTGTTATTCCAGAGGATTAATATGGAAAACAATCATGAGTGTGTTATTTGCGGTAATGGATATTATGCGTGTAATAAATGTGATAAAATAAATAGTTGGAGGAGATATGTGGACACACCATCTTGTTATCAATTATATTTAATCATAGAAGAATATATGCACGAAGTCATTTCCAAGGTTGAAGCGAGAAAACTACTTGCTAATATTGGTATTACTTTTAAAACATTAAAAAAGGAAGATTATAAAGAGTCGGTCTATAATGTTTTGGCTGATATTACAAATTTCAAAAATAGCACAACAAGTAAAAAAACTAAATAAAATAGAAAGGGCGGTTATTATGATAAATATTGACCGCCCTTATTTTTTTTATAAAGAGGTAGAAATGGCAGATAGAAGCAAGTTTAATGTAGATAAAGACAAATCAAAACGTAGTTATAATGGCATTATTTTTGACTCAGTGTTAGAAATGAAATATTATCGTGATGTACTTTGTCCTTTAGCGGAAAGCGGTGAAGTGATTTCGTATGAGTTACAGAAACCATATGAACTGCAACCGAAGTTCATTCACGATGGCAAAACTGTGTTGCCAATTAAATATGTCGCTGATTTCGTGGTTACTTATAAAAATGGTGTCACTGAAGTTATAGATACAAAAGGTATGCCAGACTCAGTGGCAATACTTAAACGTAAATTGTTTTGGTATTGCTATCCAGACATTACATATAAGTGGATTACTTATGTCAAAAAGTTTGGTGGGTGGATTGATTATGATGAGTGTAAGAAACTGAGAAACGCAGAAAAGAAACGCAAGAAAATGGGAGGAAAATTGAATGAAAAATAAGCTTAGTTTTGCGGAAATGCAGGCATTTATAAATAATGTAGTCAAGGGTACAGTTGAGTACGGAGCAGGATATGAAGAAATTTTGCGTAAATATTACGTTGTCACTCTTTACGGAGAACATAAACTTTCATCAGATGATATCGCAGAGATTTATGATAGTGGAGAGCTGGATAGGGAATATAATAATATTGATTGGGAGTCGATTGATGACGCACAGTATAGCATGATTAATGCAGCTATTGACAGTGGTATTGACATGAATGTTAGATACAAGGCGGCTGAAAAGGTTATGAGCATGGCAAACATAGCTGTAACGGAGCTTGTAAACAAGGCAAAAGAAATGATAGAACAGACAAACAATACTATGAAGGATTTTGACACTGGAAGTTTAAATGAGGTACTGAAAACATTGAAAGACAGTAATGACATGGCAAATAAAATTGTAATTTCAAACAACAAGGACGGTGACTAATATGTTCTTTGCAGAACAGGAAATAACACTCGGAATAGTTCCTAATGCTAGGAATATTCATAGGTTTGTGTATTTTACACAGGTACGCCCCTCTGTGGTTAATCTGACAACAGATAGAACGGTCAATGGTAAATCAATTATAGGTCTTTGTAGCCTTGGTTTAAGAAATGGTGACAAAGTTACGATAGAAACACATAGTAAAGTTTCTCAGGAGCAAGCTGACGAGGATTTAAAGCTTGTTGTAAAGTGGTTGCGTGGTGAGGAATAAATGGTTGTAAAAAACCTTAAAGAACTAGAGCGAGAACTAAGAGCAAGAATTGATTACGCTCTGCTTACAGATGTTGCCGAGGTTGTTACCACTGTTATGCTAGATCATATTGAAAGAGATGTTTACGATAGTTATGTACCACATGAATATGTAAGACGATACGATAATGGTGGTTTAATGGATATTAATAATATTAATTCTTCTATCGAAGGTGACACTTTAGTTGTTGAAAACAACACAATGGCTAACCCTTATATTTTTGTACAGGGGAAAATGATTAAGTCAGACAACGCAGGTCAAGAATTAGCACCTATCATTGAAACTGGTTGGGGGTACGATTTTGGAGATTGGACGTATTATGGTGTTGCTAGACCATTTGTATATAACACAAAAGAGGATTTAAGTGATAACAAATATCACGTTATAGCTTTAAAGCAAGGACTTAAAAGACAAGGAATAGAGGTGAAGTGAAATGGCAGATGATTTAAAAATACGAGTTCCTGTGGAACTTGACACAAGTAAAGTTAAGGACGACATACCTAAATTAAATAATGTACTTGCAAATGATAATAAGGCTTATGCTAAAATCATTGGTGAGTTGGACTTGAATAAAACACAAAAGAAAATTCAATCTCAACTTGCTACAATCAGCAAAAATCTAAAAATAGATATTGGTGGTTTAAATGTAACTTCTATTCAGAGTAGTATAAAGGCTGCTGAAAAACAGGTAACTAGCTCTGTTAAAAATATAAAGCATGAGATACAGAATATTGACACAACTCTTGCAGAAACTTTTAAGGCAGGCTTTAACAAGGACGGACAAATAGATATTGTTAAAACTATTGAAAATGCAAGAAAAGTTTTGAGTCAGTTTGGCAATCCGACATTTTCATGGACTAAAGATAGTTCGGGTGAAGTTACTCAAATTACGGCAGAAGTTACAAGCTTAACAGGTCAAGTTGAAAAACTGAAATATGCCCTGAACGAAACAAATGGGTCATTTGACTATCTATCGGGTAGCAGTTCTGAAAAGGGTATCTTAAAGCTGATTGCGGATATTGATAAGGCTAAGTCGGATTATACTGCTAAACTTTCGGCATTTAAGTCAGCGAATAAAGGTATTGAATCGGGTATAGGAAATGAAATTAATGCCGTTAATGCTGCTATTGACAATCTTGGCAAGGGTGGTTCTATTGCAGAGGTTGATAAACTATTCAATTCATTAAAAACTACTGCAAGCAATATCAGGCAAAATTTAAAATCTCTTACAAGTTCTTTTAACGAAACTACAAATGCCGAAAACACTTTGGCTAAAATGCCTGCAACAATACAGGAAATATCCAATAGTTTTTCAAAACTTAAACAACAACCGTCAGAGGTTTCCGAATTAATTAGTAACTTAAATTCCCAATTAAACAAGGTCAATGAAACCGAAAATCAATTTGGGCGAAATGAAAAATGGTCTGAGGAATATCGTGAGTTAGTTGTTTCGGTTGAAAAAGCAGAAACAGAAATAAAGAGTTTACAGTTACTTGAAAAATCTGATAATTCTGAGGCACAACAGCAAGCTAGTAGATACAATAAAATTATCGAAAATATTTCGCTAATTAACAAGTTAGAAAAACAACGTATTTCAGCAGGCAAAGAGGAAACTGTTGAAATAAATAGGCAAATAAAAAATGCAAAGGGCAGAATATCTACAGCCGAACGCTATTTGAAAAAAAATAAATTAATTTCTTCGGAATATGAAGAACAAATACGTTTGCTCAAGAAAACAGGTGAATATGAACAGGCTATTGTAAAAGCTAAGTCTGCCGATAAATCGTCAGCTACCTCCACTAAAACAGAAAATAATGTAGCTAGACTTACGCAAAATCTCACTACCTTAGAAACAAAGTGGAAAGAGTCTCCTATTTTTAATGGAGAGTTTCAGGAAAAGTTTAATAAATTAAAAACAAGTTTATCTAATGTGGGTGGCGATCCTAAAGCATTAGACGAATATCGTATTAAACTCAATGAACTAACAAATGAGTTAAAGAGGGCAGATGTAGCTTATAAGGCTAGTTTTTCTAGCAACAAATCACAACAGAATATAGAAGCTACAAGGCAGAACATTAAAAAGTTAATATACACAATTCAGACATGGCAACAGGTTAATACTAAAGCCATGAGCAAGAATACTTTTAATGGCGGTACATATCAGGTTGAAACTGATAATATGATAGCTTCACTCAAAAAATTGCTTAATGCCAGTGATTTAACTGCGAGCGATTTGAAAGCCAATGTTGATAAAATCAATCGTAGTTTTAGGACAATGAGTTCTGAGGCACAGGCAGCAGGTGTGAACGGTTTAAGCTTTTTCGATAAGATTAAAGAGGACGCCTTAAAGTTCACAAGCTGGATGAGTTTAACTACTGTGATTTCAGGTATATCCAGAGAAGCTGTTAAGTTCTATAATAATGTTGTAGATATTGATACAGCTATGACAGACTTGCGTAAGGTTACTGATAACACAAATCAGCAATATGCCGAGTTCTTTGATAATATAGGTCAAAAGGCTAAAGATTTAAAGATTGATTTATCTGATCTTATTTCTCAAACCGCAGAATGGGGTAAACGTGGTTATAGTTTAGATGAAGCTGAAACACTTGCCACAAACTCGGGTATTTATTCAGTTGTTGGTGAAGTAGATAATGCAACAGCAGTACAAGACCTAACAACAGTTATGAAAAGCTATAACATGACAGTTGATGAGTCGATTAATATTGTTGATAAGTTTAACGCAATATCAAATAAGTATGCTGTTTCAGCAAGTGATATTGGTGATATGTTGTCAAGGTCAGTATCTTCACTGAGCGTTGCAGGAAATACACTAGACCAAGCAATAGCAATGGGTACAGCCATTACAGAAATAACTGGAGACGCAGCCGAAGCGGGTAAACACAAATTGCCCGACTATATAATAATATATAGTATGCAGATAACTATATCGGTTAAAGGCTAAAGGATAGTTAAGACCGAGGTAAGACTCAATTTTTTTGAGTAACCGTAGAGACTACAGGATATATATGGCAACATATGTATTGAAGTTATCCGTCCTTATTATAGGGCGTAATATATAGTCCGAGCATCGTATTATAATCCTGTAAAAAGAAATACGAGAGTTAGCCAGAAATGACTAACCGCTACATATTTAATGTAGTCAGTACCAATATAATTGGGAAAGTAACAGATTGAACAGTTTGAAAGTTCTGTCAATGCGACTTCGTGGAGCAAAAACAGAACTTGAAGATGCAGGCGAGTCAACAGAGGGCATGGCAGTATCAACTTCAAAACTGAGGGAAGATATTAAAGCTCTTACTAATGTAAATGGTACAGGTGGCTTTGATATAATGAAGGACTCTCAAAACTTTAAGAGTACCTATGAAATTATGAAAGGTATTGCCAATGTTTGGAACGACCTTACTGATACATCAAAAGCCGCTATCATAGAGAAAATCGCAGGTAGAGTTTACCTGAATGTACAGAAATGTGCATAAAGAATATATTTAATTGCAGGTAATGAGTAAAGCCTTACACCACAATAATGAAGAAATTACATTATGACGGTGCGAAAGCAGAAATAACGTAAGGATTGTATAAGGTCAAAAGCCTAAGTACAGTAACAATCTCTGTTCATGCAGCTAAGTACCCTAACGTTATCCTAGATCATAGGACAGTTTAAGTCGAGGGTAAAAGTTCAACGACTATTCCCCATATGGGGTTGCAACAATAAAATAAAGGTGGAAATCCTGAATAGTTGCAACAAAAGAAGTACGGCTCAATTGCAAATGGAGTGGGAGAATAACCCTTAAATGGAAAAGGTATAATTGCTGTCATAAATGACGTGATTAAGAAATAGTCTAAGCTCTATGTGAAAGCATAGGATATGTTATATAACATATAAGTAAATTTGCGACTTACTTTAATATAATTGAAGCAAAGAGGCAATACAATTACTGCATTGCTTACGAATATGAGTCAAGCGGATAAAATTGTTAATGACTCAATAGGCTCTGCTGGGTCTGCTATGTCAGAGTATGAAAAATACCTTGACTCTATTCAAGGAAGAGTGCAAGGTTTTCAGACAAGTATTGAAAATTTGTCAGCTACTCTGATTAATGGTGATTTGGTTAAATTCGGTATCACCAGTGGAACACAAATTATTGATGTTCTTGACAATTTAATTAGTAAATTCGGTGTTTTAGAAACACTTATTCCTACCGTTATGGCAGGATTATCATTCAAAAACGTAGGTAAACAATTATTAAAGATGCCAACTTATGCACAGCCACAAACTATATGTGCATAGGTCACACACGTTTTAAAATAAGGTTGCCAAATTGCTGGGAACGGCTAAAGCTTTGCAACTACTTGTAACAATGGTATTACAAGAGTGAGGAAACTCGGAAACAATAGCAAAGATGACATAAGCTGAGATAAAAGTCTATTATACTATTATAATAGGTGCTAAGTGTTATTAAAAATGTCAGGTCAGCAGCCAACCCCTATCGGGAGATACGGACTAGGTTCAGAGAGTAGACGGTAACTATCTTGTGGTGAGATAAAGGTGTACTCCAACTATAGGTAACACCTATAGCGTTTCCAAAAATGAATTATCCCTCATTTATTTAGTTTTGCCCTTTAACAGTAAGGGTGGGATAAAACTGTTATTAATCATTTTGCATAGTGTTTTATTTTACACTATTCATTTGTGTATGTCAACACTAAATTTGTTCGTTAATAAAAATTTTACATTTATATTTACATAATGTTTGTTAATGCAACCATTATATGGCTTGACATTAGTTCCCAATATGGGTATACTGATAATAGAAATATGCGTTAAACGCATAATTTATTATTTACACGCATAATTTATTAGTTATACGCATATTTTAGGTGCTTGCCCCTATAATATAATAGAGGTGATACCGCATGGGAGAAACTAACAACAAAAAGAATGTACGTAAAAAGTAGCAGGAGTTGATAGATATGGCAGTTATGAGTAAACCTGTAAATCTTGCCTTCGTTGTTAGAGAAGATAAAGCGGGCGAATTTATTAATTCCAAGTCCTCCGCAGCAGTTATTTCAAAAATAAAAAAACAGGCAAGAGAGATGATGAAACATTCGACTTTTAACGGACAGCCATGGGGAGAAGATATTAGGAAATCACTTGAAGGCTAAACTATAAAAGTTTCATTTTTAATCAACAACCATACACAAAGGTATAAAATTATTTCAAAATTTAGAGGTGAGGTTTATGGCTAAAACAATAAATGTACAGAATACTAAGATGTCAGTTGAGGAATTTAATCAATTTATTACAGCCAATTTAGATTTTATACTGAGTAATGTACCGCACAATCCGACAATAAACAAAGATGATGAGTGGAATGATAAAATCTACGATAATTATGCAAAAATCGATGACGATAGGAAGTGACATAAATGGCGAAGAAACAATGGGAGTTGTGGTACGCTAATTTTCCCTTTGAAGATAAAAATATCTCAAAGGATAGACCTGTTATTATATTGAGTGTGCAACCTTTGTGTGTACTGTCAATTAAAGTGACAAGTCATGAAGTGAGAGAAGCCGATAAATATGATGTACCTATTACTCATTGGCAAGAGGCAGGATTAAAGCATGAGTCTGTAGCACGAATTTCCAAAACCGTATCGTTGGATAACAGTAAGTTCCGAAGAAAAATTGGTGAACTACATAAAGATGATATTGATATTATTCTTGAAAATTATGTTCAGTTTTTGCTTGAGTCAGATCAGGTTAAAATGGAAAACGGCAAGGGTGACAACGAGTTACTGAACGCAGCAAATGAATAGACATAGAATAAGACCCTAGATTTTCTCTAGGGTCTTTTGTTATTGACATTTTCACTAATTTTTAGCTTGAAACTTTGTACATATTGTATATTGATTTTTTGTCGTTAATGTCATATAATATAGTAAAGAAATGATTCAAGAGATTGAACACTTCAAATGTTTGTCGCTGCTAGATATGCGACTAATAAATAGTCTAGTTCAAATGTTTGTCGCTG